TGGCCGTCAATGCCATAATCACGGAGGCCCCAGTAGGGAGGCGAGGTCACGCAACAGTGAACCGATTGATCGGCCAGGGGGACATGCAGGGCATCAGAATTAACAAGTAATAAGCTCATAAAATCTATATCGGCTGCAGTTGGCCGTTCTCATGGATGCTCTGCGCCAATTCGTTCAGAGCGACCGGGGCAAACTCGCTGCGGGGTTGCTGGGGATTGGATATGATTTTCTTAATTGGGATCAACATCGGATACCTCCTACAAAAAACTCTTTGAATTCTTCAAGGCGCATGACAACCAACGTGTCTTTATCCAGATCGCCCTTGCGCTTGACCAGGGCGACCGGAATATCGTCCGGGTTTTCACGATTGGTCTCTGCCTGGCGACAGGCATTCAAGAGGTCTTGGAATCCTGGCCGGGACAGAAGTTTGCATTCGATTGCCCAACCATCCGCGATAATGTCGGTCTTGCCGTTGTTGCGGCTGCCAGTATACGCGCCGCGCCGTTTCCCTTTGAAAACAGTGGCAATGCGACGCTCGAAGGCTTTCCAGGCAAAATCAGTCATACATCCTCCAGGGTTTCATCGTCTGGGAAGAAATCATCTTCGTCCTGGTAATCTCCGTTGTCATCTTCCTCGGCTTCTTCGTCGTCCATAAAGTCGTTCACGAAGATGTCTTCTTCCCATTCGTCATCTGGATCGATCCCGATGCAGTGGGTGCAGTCGGCTGGTAGGTCCAGGCCCGGGATGCCTTTGCCACAGTCGCACATTTTCCCGCAAATAGGACAGTTATGCATTTTTATACCCTCACTCCTGCCAATAGATTTCCGATATCCTTGAGAGACGATTCTCCCCACGGGAAAAGGTACACATTCCTCAATCCAGCCTCTTGAAGTTTATTGGTCAATTCAATTCCTCTTTTCTGCCCCGGCTCATCATTATCGTAAGCAATTGTGATTTGCTTGACAGTCGCCTGGCGAAGTTTAAATGTCCATTGCTCAGTCCAGTAATAAATACTGAATGTGGCTAGCCCGACAGCGTCAATCGACTTTAGATCTGTATTCTCCGATACCATCAATGCGTCAATTGGATTTTCACAAATTAAGGCGTTGCAACCCAAATAAAGTGCATCCTCGTTGTAGAGCGGAAGCAAATCAAGAGTCCAGCCTCCGGATGCCAGCCATTTCGGACAATCGCATTCGATGGCTCGACCACGCAGGCAAACCAACGAGCCGCAGTTCCACACAGGAACAATTAATCGCAAGTGGTGGCACTTGCTGGCGGGTAACACCCCTACCCCTAATCGATTCTTTTCGATTGTCTCCTGGCTCAAGGGCTTGTATTTATTCCACAGATCGAATCGCTGCGGGTGCTGTTCGCAACCGCGAACAATCTCTTCGCCGTGAGTGCGCCAACTGGGAATAGCTGGTTGCTTTCTTGGTTTTATTGGCGTACTACGCAAATCGTCAGGAATTCGATGATCGCGCCTCCAATAATATTCTCTTGGGTCTTTCCATTTGGCATCTGTACACATCCGGCAAAGCCACCGATTCTGACCGGGCTGGACGTGGAAACGATCATCCCCACCGCAAAATGGACAGGGGCCAGCCCACTCGCCGCCGCCAGACATAGCAACCTTTTTGAGTTGGGTATCGTGTTGAGCATCCAGGAAAAAGTTAATCATTTGGCAAATCCTCGTTGCTTCATGAGATTCTCAAAAAAGGATTGCCAATAAGACCGGTTAAAGTTGGTTTTTATGTGACAAAGATTACAAAGAGTTATGCAGTTTTCCGGAGTGGTGTCACCTTTGACGTAGTTGATATGATGAACACTATTTCCAGAATTTCCGCAAGTTGCGCAAGTGTAATTATCTCTATCTCGAATAAGTTGCTTGAAAGCTCGATTGAAAGTTTTGGGATAAGGCTCGAAGGAGATGCCCCCCTGCCAGGTTGGACTATTTTCCCCTGTTCTATGGATAGACTGCCATTTTCCATTACATTCGTAAGAACAGCACTTGGAGCTTTCGAACCGATAAGAGTCTACAAAAAATTGTTTCTCGCAAATTTTACAAACGAGTGCAACTTGTCCCCCGCGCCATAAAACATTATTCTCGCCTTGATAGGCTTTGGACTTCCAGGCATTTGTGCATTGTCGGGAACAAAAACGGGCGCTCTTCGCTTTTCGCTTTTCGACTTCAAACGTACGTCCACAGACTTCGCAGATTTTCTCGACTTTGCTCCGGCCTCGCTTACGGATTCCAGCGCACTGGTTTGAGCAATACTTTCCTTGCCCCTTTAGTATTTGACAAGGTCGTACATAAAAAGGTTTTCCACAAACATCACAAGTTTGATTGGGCCGAAACTTCTCATTGCTCTTTCCCATAACAAAACGCCCTCCACGTGTGCTGCCGTTGTCGAGACGAACAGCCGAGGACGTAAGTCCACACATGGAGGGCGCTTTGCGCGCAATATGCGATTGTGCGAAACCGGCAGCACTTGAAAAACAAAGCGCCTCGATATTCTGTTCGTCTCGACAAGAACAATTATACCACACTGTCATGCCCTCACCCTCACTCGCTTGGCTCTCTTGCTCTTGTACCGCCTGTTGAATTCGTTCTGCGTCCATTTTGTATCCGGGCGCAACACGGGTTCTCCCAATTCTGTATGTGGCTCGCAACCCGAGAAAAGAGTCCCGCCCACTTTTGGCGATATTGAGAACCGGCAGAACTCAGCCATGCCGCACTTGTCGCATTCCGAGCGGAATTCGCCAAAATATTCGATGTCATTCTTGGCGCGCCATCGTTTCTGTTGGAGCTGCTTCCAGTATGGCACGTCAGCGAGAAGATTGTCGTTCATTTTGCAGCCTCTTGATCTCGGCTCGGGCTTCCCGGAGTTGTTCCCTCAGCTCGCTAATCTCGATGTTCTTTTCGGCTACCAGGCGCAGGTTGTCTTTGGCCTCTTTTCTGGCCTTGTCAGCGGAGACTTGCCAATAAGCAATGCTGGTATCGTCCATGGAAACGCCGGGTGTCATGGCTTAACCTCCAATTTCGTCCGATTGGCAAAATTGCGAAAGCGGATCACGCGCTCGCGCCAACGTTTCGCATAATCATCTGCCTCGGTAGCCGTCCGGAATTGCTTTCGACCAATCTTTATTTCTCGGATTTGTCCGTACAAAGTGATCACGGGCCGGTAATATTTCTTGTCGAGTATGGTGTATTTTCCGATTCCCCAAAAGTCTCTGCTCATGACATCACCTCCAATGGCGCTTGCAGATCTGCCTCGTGTACCCATTTCTGCTCGGCGGAATATTCGACCGATTCCACCTGGTACATGAACTGGCGACCGGTATCCCGGACGTCCTTGATGGCCACCTGGCTGCCGGAGAGCAGTGGCGGGATGAAGTTTTTCAGAGTGACGATCTGGTTTTTCGTATATTTGGGTCTCATGAATTTATCCTTTCTGCGAATGATCCAGCCGGCTGGCTGAATTTCAGCTGCCACAGGTTTCCTTGCACGGTCCTGACGGCGAGAACATGGGTGATGGACTGTGCCAGTTCGCCTTTAGTCATACCCGCTTTAAATGCGCCGGCCAAACGGCGAGCAAAATCCAATTGAGGATCCGTGGGCGGCTCTTTTCTCCAACTTCTTTGTTTGGCTGCCAATATGGAATTACCATATTTGTCGGCATATCGATTGGCGACTTCGGAAACTTCGTCGAACGAACCGCGGGCCAGAACAAAAGACGACCAATAGCCCGCGCTCTTTTTAGCGCAGCCGTACAGACTCATCAAGCCATCCGAGGGAGGCCCAATTACCAGGGTGCGTTCGGTCTCGTCGGAGGCTTTTCCCAGACCAAGAGACATCCATTCGTCCCGGCGGTACCAGGACCAAGGCGAGATGTCCAGGTAATCGAGTTGGCGGCTAATAATCTCCGCCGGCGATCCGTGCATCCAGGCGTAATTTCCATCAAAGGTAAATCCACCGGCGACGTCACCGGGGTCTTTCTTTTCTGTCACATAACTATCTCGACGTAGGGGCACACCCAGGACATCGCCCATCATGGCAATATTACGGGTCTCAAGTGGGGCATAGTCCAGGATCAGGGCGTCGGTTTTGCCGGGGAAGATGCGGAGCGCCCGTCCCACCATTTGGGTGTACAGGCCATCGGAGCGGGTAGGCCTGACCTGGTGGATGCAAGAGGCCTGGGGAACATCCAGTCCTTCGGTATATAGACCTACGTTACACAGAACCTGGGTACGTCCAGCGGCGAAACTGTCCAGGATACGCTGACGCTCTTTTTTGTTAGTGGTCCCATCTGCAGCCGCTGATGATATTCCAACCGCAGCGAATTTCTCGGCTAGTTTGTAAGCGCCGTCCACGGTGACGGTAAATGCTACAGCCTGGCGATCGGCGGCATATTTCTGATGGCTTTCGACGACCAGATCAAAACAGTTGTCAGTCTCAAAGACATTGGCCAGTCCCTTGCGCTGGAAATCTCCATCCACGGTTTTGACCCCGGCCAGACTGATGCCAACCTGGATAGCAAGCCACCGGACTGATGCCAGATAGCCGGCTTTGATCAGCTCGACGATGCCGTAATGAGCCGATTCTTTTTGGTACACCCCGGATAGGCCGTTCTCGTCAGCACGTATGGGAGTGGCTGTTACACCCAGATGTTTCATGGCTGGATTTACCTGGCGCAGCTTGCGATAAACCTGCATGTAAGTTTCGGCAACGGCGTGATGAGCCTCATCGGTGATCAGGTAATCGATCGGTCCATAAGCCAGAACCTTCTCCAGCCTGCCGGAGGAAGAAAGGGTCTGGACCGTAGCCACGGTGAGCTGCCGATCCGGTTCGTTAGTATCTGCCATCACCACGCCGGCGCGGCCATACCAGTCCGGGTAATAATCTAGCAGTCTGGCCAGGGGCTGATCGATGAGCTCTTTGCGATGAGCCAGGACCAGGCCGCGTTTACCATCGGTTATAACATCGTTCAACACGGACAGAAAGACAGCTGTCTTACCACCACCGGTAGCCATGGTCAGAAGCACATCAGTCAGACCTGAATTCCAATCGTTTTCGATGGCTGTAATTGCGTCGATTTGATGAGGCCATAATTTGATTGTCATGGCCGCTCTCCGTGCTCGAAACGAGCTCCTTTGGCAGCGTTATAGGCTTTCTCCATGGCAGGTGTAGAACTTGCCCGTTCCCGACCTTGACGATATTTTTCTGTGGCAATCAGACAAGCCATGGGAATTACATAGGCTGGTTCTTCAATAAAATAAGCCTGGCATATTTGCGCTTTTTTCTGAAAGTAATTAACCAAAGCGGAAATCATGTCTGCCCGAGGAAGGCCAAATATTACCCAAGCAATCGTTCCGGATTTTCTCGCAAGAGTCTCTACCTTTATCAACTCTTGATTGGACACTATGTCGATATCCGCTTTTATCTCCACAAAAACCGGACACATGTAATTTTTCAAACCTGTAGAAATCCGAACTTTAGGTAGAAGAAAATCAGGTAGGTAGTACATCCCATTTCCAAGGTCATATCCTTCTGGCTCATATTCGTACTTAAGCCCGATTGCATCAAAAAACACAGCCCAACGAGCTTCCAGCCTGGAGCGAAAACGATATCCGTTATAAATGGTCTCGATTGCTTTTATCATTGCGTTTCCCTTTAATATGTAATGTTCTAAAAGCCCAAGGGGACTTTTCGCGCATTACGTTAATAATATTAATTAAAGATGTAATGCGCGAAAAGTCCCTGTTTTTGAACCGTTTTAGGAGCCCGTCCGTGGGTCTTGGTTTTTACGACGGCCTTCTCCCAGCCCGGCTGGTTTGCAATCAGATCCAGATATTTTGAAGCTGCCCGATATTGGATTCCCAGTTCAACGATGTCCGATATAGTGATGCTGTCTTTTTCGTCCATCAATTTCTGAACTTTTTCCCACTTAAAGATATTGACCCCCACGGGGGCATCCATGATCTCGCGCATGGTCAAGAGCTCGTCAGGAGGTAAGCTGGGAATAGGAATATTGGTTAAGAGCCAGATATCCACAAGATGGTTGACCGGTCGGCTGCGATGGGCGGCCTGGATGATTTCGTCCTCGCGCATAGCCTCTAAAACTGTTTGTAAATCCGGATCATTCCAGAAGCCGGAGACCGGGTAAGCGCGCCCCTGACCATCTGGAGCAATATAGTGATAAGGTTGCTCGCGACTTATCCATTCAACCCGAAAGGCAGTATCTCGCTCAAAAAAGATCATCTTGGCCATGCGCACCACGGAGTAGATGTCTGGCTGAGGGGCGCCAACGATAAAGATTGCATCAACATCCTCGTACTCGTTTGTGCCGCGTGCTGCGTAAAAATGGCCTATTTTTATATTCTCCAGCTCAACAACAAAATCTTTGTAGCTAATTACCGACGGCATCTGGTAGTTTCGTTCTCGGATAATGCGATTGATAAGATCCTTGGCCTGGCTGGCTTTAATGGTCGTCTTCCCGTCTTTTAGAATGCTGCTTTTGCCATTGGTCCGATCCACAACCTGGTATATTTTCCCTTGTTGGCGTGCTGTAGCATCGATAACTCTAACTTTGCGGCCAAATATTCGCTCGTAGATAGCCGATTGTCCAGTAGCATCCAACCAGATAACGTGAAAAGGGAGCTGTTCTGGTTTATGGCGCAAAAGCAAGGACAAAAAACCGCCGGCCAGGATTATTCGATGCGGGTATGCCTGTCCGGCTTTTACCTGACCCGCTTCACGTTGTAATAGACTTACCAACGCTGGCAGGTGGAAATAAGATACCTCGCCGGCTTGCTCCGGTCGATGGATGTTGGTACCATAGGCAACTGCTTCAGTCGGAATCTTGTAACTTTGGCAGGCCTGCAGAACGTTATCCGGCCCTCCTAGAAACTCAAGCAACTCTGGACCCTGGATGCTGGTTTTGGCGTTTTGGGCAATAGTCATCATGTTAAATATGATCTCGGTCATGGCATCTGTAGTATCCATACCTGCTGGGAGTATCCAACGTCCTGGGATGCGCCATTCGTGGACAAACGCACCGATCGGGGATTCATCTCCAAATAGAACGGAAAACTGCATAGGATGACCCATAGCCACATGCTGATGTTGGGTAAAAATAATCCGTTCCGGGCGTTTAGATTGGGCGTGATAAACGCAACCAGTTTTGACATAATCCCAACCACAAACGCCCGAGCAAAAATCCATGGCGGCATAGCCTTTATTCAGCCACTCGGATATCTGACTAGCGTACAGACAAGTTTGAATTTTGCCCGTATCTTGATCTTCGGTCTGGCGTGGTTGCCATTCATACCATTGGTTTGGCGCATTGCTTTTTGCCAGGATATCCTGGAAAAAATCATGGCGTGGACCGGCGTACTGGATTCGATGCCCAGCTGCAGCCAGCTGCTCCACGATTTGAATGGCGGCTGTGGTTTTGCCAATTCCAGGGGATGCTTTTACCATTGCCATATCCTCGGGCTTTTCCTCTTTTAGATAATCTGTGATCCCGCTCCAAATGATCTGGCGCGCGCTATCAACGGATCCAGCCTGTGGTTTCCAGGTTGGTGGGATACAGGGCACAAGTTTTCGTTCCTGAATGTTTGGCGGCTCAATGGTCGGCTTCCAATCGAAGTCGGGCTTTGCTGCCAGAATGCGTTCAACATAAGCGCGTAGCTGCTTGGACCCTGGGTTTGGGTTTGTCGATGTCGGGTTCTCCATGTAGGTGGGGAGCCGGCCTGCTTGCGGACAGGCCGGCTCACTATGGGGTTAGAAAGGCAGACTATCGTCGATAGGTTGGAAAGCCGCCTGATCCACCTGGTAGCCGGCGCTGTCATCGAAGGCAGTCTCCGCCGGGTCTCCGCGCCCGTTGGATTGGACCCCGATCATAGACATCTTTTCCACGAGCTGGCCCCGGATGGCCCACTCTAGGCCGCGCCGTTCGGCTTCCGAGGCCTGGATTTCAGCATCGAAGGACAATATCTGTCCCCTGGCCGCAGCTTGCGCCTTGGTCATTTCGATCAGGGCTGGGTCAGCGGCATAGGCCTGTTGGGCAGCGGTTTTACGGGCTCCCTCGTTTTTACCGGGCCAATCTTCTGGTGGGGTCATGGCCAGCATGCGAGCCTCTGCGTCCTGGGTAAGCTGCCACTCTTTGAAGCTGGCAGCTGCTTTATCTAGGTAAAGCTTTCCGAGGTTTAAACTGATTTCGATCATGCGGATTTGGTTCATCGGAAATCCTCCGGGATTTTGCTCTCGACGCTGATGGCGGCCAGGATGATATTGAGCTGAATGGCATTGTCGATCTCGGGCGCTTCCGCCTTGGCTTTCACGGCGTCGGCTATGCCGCGCAGACAGGCCAGCCGGTCAAAGTCCTTGGTCTTTAACTCGGTGGCGACAAGGGGCAGGAAGGCCTCGTACCCCGGCCAGATCTTTTTGACGTGAGCGAGCATCTGTTCGGGTTTTTTGATATCGTCGCGACGACCCTGGAGAAATTTCAGGACTTTAGCGAGATCGGCCTTGCCACCGGTCTGGAAGTTGGCGGCGATATCCTTTTTCTTGGCTGCCCACACGCCTGGGTAGAGCTGTTCGCCGATGGTGTTGATTTCGGCGCCCTGGTTGCCATCGTTGGGAGGGGTGGAAGGAGGGGCCTTTGTTTCGGATGATGGGCCAGTCGTAGCTGGCAATTCTTTAACTTCGCCCTCGATGGTGCCCTCAGGAAGCATCTGGGCCGCATTGGCCATCTCGATCTGCAAACGCACCCAGTCGGCGACCGGCTCAAGGCGCACCAACCACTTGTTGACCCGGCTGCGTTTACCAGCCTGGTTGCCAAAACCGGGCGTGGTGATACTTTCCTGGACCCGGCGCAGGTTGAACAGGATACCGCGTAGTCCCAGCGGGTTCTCGGTGCGTGTCTCGTAGGTGGCCTGCAGGACGGACAAGATATTCAGAATGTCATGCTTGGAGTGGGTTTCCAAGGTAACGTACCCAACAAAACCGGCCTCGATCAACTCGGGCACGATGATATCCAGGCGTCCGATGGCATCGTTCATGTAATCGCCCTTCTCATGACCGCCAGTGCAGGCTTTGGAGCCATGCACGTACTTGTCCTTTTCCAGCCAGACCGTCATCAGCTCGCCGTCACAGCGGTGCACCAATCCGGTGGCAGACCATATCTCCGCCCAGGTGGTAAATGCTTCTTGAGGTGTGGCGTAAGGGATGTACGCCTGGATCGCGTGAGGCTCCTTGCCGTAGGCTTCTTCAAAAGCCGCACAGATCTCCTTGCTCTCGCTGGTGAAGCGGAAGTGGTCCAGGTCCGGACCATACTGGCCGTTGACCTTTTCCCCGCCCTTGTGGAGTTTCCCTAAGCGGGGAAATCGAGATTGGACCGTATCGGTAAGATTTTTAATAGGCGACATTACTTTGCTCCTTCTGGTTGTAATTCAGATGGCAGACCCAAAAAGGCCTGCTTGATATCCATCGAGCCGTTATTTTTGACGGCAGGGACGGCATTGGCTTTTACATTTTCCTTGGCCATCGACCAAAGATCGTGCATAGCCTGGTCAAGGTTCTCTCCTTCGTCGACGTCGGCCCATAACGTGCAGTCGATGGTGGCGCTGTTGTAATCCCCTAAGTTGAACTTGCGCCCATAGGTGACTGAAACGGTTTTGATTTTAGGCATTCTGTTCCTCCATTTTTTATCGGTTGTTCGGTTTGTCAGGATCGCTTGGTTGCGGGATTGCTTTTAGTAGCGAGATGATCTTGTACAGGTGATAGATGGTCTTAGCCATGACCCGCAGCAGATCGTCTCGGCTGGAATTGCAATTCAGCACAGGCTGAATATTCTCGATGGCCTCAGCAGCCTGCATGATGGCATCATCTCTCGCCCACTGCGCGTCACGCGGCCAGGGCTTAGGCTTGGTCATCACGGGCCTCGTTGATCGCCTGTTCGGCGGTCTGATGAGCATGCTCCAGTTGACGGGTAATTTCAGCCTGGCGCTGGCGGATGGTCTTGACGATCTCGCCCACGATCATCGGGGTGCCGGAGCAGATAAAACATACGCCGGTGATCACGACGGCGGGCCAATCGGTCAGAGCGTCCATCAGGGCAATACCGATCATCGTGATAGAAACACCTGCCACAACTAGCAGGCTGGTATAGCCGCGCTTGCGTTCGTCCAGCCAGTAGACAAATACCGCATAGACAACGCCGAACATCAGCAGGCCGAAAAGCAGACCGATCAGACCGGCCAGCGTCCCATTGGCGACCGGTTGAACTCCGCTCATAATCCCGGCTCCGTTATGGTAGTAATCTCGAGGCATGGATCAGGAACGTTCGCCACCACCGGCTCGACCGCATCTCTTTGGTAGATCAGGATGCTCATAATGGTGTGGATCGCTGCCCGGAATGCGATCGGATCATAAATTTCGAGGGGTTTCGAAAGGTCTGTGTCAGGTTCTTGGCTTATGAATGTCATGATTGCGCCTCCGGGAGAATACCCACACGATGGGCCAGCTCAGCCATTGTCATTTGGGGCTGGTAGGACTTATAGGCCTGATCGTATACGTCGTGGCAGGCTTTCCAGGTGTGCTCATCAGGTCGCCACTCGGTAAAGTAGTTCTCAAACTGCTGCCACTCTTCCCCAGAGATCGGGAGTTTGTCGAACATGCGGCGGGAGAGCGAACACTCTCCTTGCCAGTAAGAGCTATTTGGATTTGAGATTTCTTTGACCGTATAGGGCGGCCAGCAGTTATTGAAGTTTTTTTCGTAGAAGGTCGTGGCCATCACACCACCGCCAGAAGGAGGATGCTTATAAGGATTACGACGACAATCAGGCCGACTTTTACAAACCACTTCCACAGAGCGTGGGAGAGACCCTTGGGAAGATCATGGTCAGGAACAGGTTGTCCTTCACCCCGGTAGGGACCTTCGAGCATCGTTACTACACAATGAGAACCACCGTTCTGGCGTGTGACTGCTTTGGGAGGCTTAGCGAGCTTTATAAAATCGTGGCCGGTCTTATAGTGGCCATAACAAAAGGCTTGTTTAGCCATGCTTGGCCTCCTTGGCTGTTGCGACAAAGCGCGGGTTACATCCGGAGTCGATCAATTTAATAGCCACTCTCACGAGGGCCTGGGCGTCTGCGTAAATTTCGGCCTGGTTGATGTCATTACGATCTAAAGCCTTCATGTGCTCGATTGATAACTCGGCGGATGCTTTACAAAGGTCATTTAGGATTTTGTCGAACCTGCGCTGGCGTTTATTTTTTGACATCGAAAGCCTCCTTATTGCCGATCGCCGCCCCGGCGAGAAACATTAGCATAAAAAAAACAAGCAAATACACGACACCCCCAACGGTCAATGCTGCAAGTGCCCCAAAAAATAGCCGGGCAACGGCCCCCCAAAATAGGCCGCAGAATATTGACATAACAAGATATGTTTTCATGATTTATCTCCAGGAGACTTGCGCATGGCAGAAACAAAGCAGACGGCGGCGGCCACGAGCATCAGATAGAGGATCAGTGCTCCAATAAGAGGGTTGACATTTAAGAGGAGTTGATTTATTATGGACATAATCTATCCTTTCAGTAGGGCAAAGCTCCCGTACATCCCCGTGGCGGGAGTTTTGCGTTTTAAGTTACTCGGCTGTAGGAAGAACCGGCTTTTGTTCAGCGCTTTGGGCCTTCTTCATGTCATCCCATTCCTGGATGATGATTTGAAGGGCAGCGCTAAAGTTGTTGTTACGAGTGTGCTTTTTTGCAACCTTCTCGACGATCTTTCGATCTTCAGGGTAAAGAGAGACCGATTGCTTTTTGACTATTTGCATGTTCGCCTCCATTTGGTCAAGTAATTATTGCGTCTTTACAAATATACACCCAATATTACTAAGTGTCAAGGGGGTAATACCCAAAAGTATTGTAATATCCGTGTAATATTCTTGGTATTAGTGTGGTGTTTATGGTAGAATAGGGGAGTCACAGGGCAAGCAGTTTTATTTGCCAACAAAAGCCCGCTACTCTACGAAACTGCTGACCTGTGACAAGCAAGGCAAACGTAGGGCGGCGGGCCTTTGTTTAGAAAATAAATGGGTGAGCTATCGAGAGCAGAAAAAATGAGAAAAACACTCGAAGAAAGATTTTGGAGTAAGCTAACAAAAACGGATGGCTGTTGGGAATGGGCGGGGTATATTGATGAGGATGGATATGGGATCTTTAAAATAAACGGGAACCCATTAAGAGCGCACCGTATTTCTTATTTGCTCTTGGTTGGCCCTATTCCTCCTGGATTATTGGTTTGCCATAAATGCGATAATCGTAAGTGCGTCAATCCAGATCATTTATTTCTGGGAACACATCTTGATAATTCTATCGACTGTATAAAAAAAGGACGTAGAGCAAAGCATCCCAAGCAACCAGCGCGTCCAAATTGTTGTGGAGAGAAAATACCAAGTCACAAATTAACGAATAATCAAGTCATCGAAATACGTTCCCTGTTGGAAGTGACACCCGTAAGAAAACTCGCAAGAATGTATCATGTTGCTCCTATAACTATTAGGGACATAAAGTTAAATCGAAGTTGGAAACACTTGATTGATTTGTCGTCCTAAAAAATATTACAATCTTTATAGATAATCACTTGTGTTTTGTTAAAAAAGGTGCTAAACTGAAAATTAGCATCTTTTTATTTTGGAGCGGCCCCGCATGCCGCTTCCCCCACAAATTCGGGTAGGAGGATAGACCCTTGCCATCAACAACAATCAAGTATTTTACCTACGAACACTTGCCACCCAAATTGCAGGAAATCAGTAAGCCAATTGCAGAGCTTGCAAAACTGATGGAAGAAACCCTGCCAGATGGTCCGGAGAAATCCGCTGGAATGCGCAAGCTTCTCGAAGCAAAAGATTGTTTCGTCCGCTCAATATTGCCGTAAGGAGGGTAGACCCATGACAAAAAATATCGGATTGTTACTTCTGGGCATTTGGCTAATCATCTATGGATTAGCTTATTTTTTAAAAGTTGATGGCGCAGGAGTCGTGCTTGCTGTCCTTGCCATCGTTGCCGGAATCTTTATTCTGATTGGTCGCTAAAGGAGATATCCCATGAATGGCACCGAATTATCCGCTGCGGCAGGCATTTTACTGTCGCTTATCTTCAGCTACATCCCGTTCGTCAACGACTGGTACGCTCCCAAGGACTCCCAAACTAAATCACTCATCATGCTCGTGGCCCTGGCTGTTGTGGCCGGTGGAGCATACGGCGCGTCCTGCCTGGGTTGGTGGCCGGTTGTGGTCTGTGGTCTAGTTGGCGCGAAGACATTGGTTACTGCGTTCGTGGCTGCCCTGATTACGAATCAGGCGACGTACAAAATTTCACCCCCGCGCAAGCCAACGCCCGTTGTCGCGCCAGTTGTACCACCTGCTGCGTAGACGAGTGACGCTATGGTGCTGACAACCGCTGAACAAGTTTTGGCACTAATCGAAAAATACGGTCTTTCGACCGTACTTCTGATCCTCTTGATTATCGGTCTCATTTTGTGGCTGAAACCCAAGATGGATGCTATCTGGTCTGAGTATGCAACCGCACGCGAAACCCGGGAGACAATTGCTTCCAGGAAGAAAGCCATCACGGTTGATGCCATCCTGGTGCATGACCTGAAGATCAAAGGCGTGTTGGACGGGATGCTTATCTACCTAGAATGTGACTGGGTGCAGCTCTGGCAGTTTCATAACGGCGTTTACTCAATGGGTCACGATATGCCTTTCCTGTATTGTTCTATTACCCACGAATCTTGGTCAGATAATGTAACGCCGATGAGTATGGTGTACCGGAGTTTACCGACGACCTTCTTCCGAAAAAGCGCGGAGAAGTTCGAGAAAGAAGATTTGATAGAAACCACATTGGGCGAACAGTCCAACGACATCGCTCGTACTTTCGCTCTTGGCGCGTTAACGAACTGTTTGCTACCGATTAGGGGCGAGGATGGCAACCTTGCCGCATTGTTATCAGTCGGGTGGGCTAAGGTCCACAATGTAACGGAAGAGCAAAAAGTCGAGATGAAGATTGGGGCTAGACGTTGTGCGATTACTCTTGGGACAGCATTGGCGGAAATGTACGTAGCTAAAGAGGCGGAGACGAACGCCTTGAGGGAATAGGGAGCAGCAATGACAAACGCACTTGGGTTAGACGTCAGTCGTTGGGATAACGACATATCAACGCCTCAGTATATGGACTTTCGCAAGGCCAAAGCTGCGGGCGCTGAGTTTGTATTCATCAAGTCAAGCCAAGCCTGTTGGTGTGACCGTGATTTCATCATAAATTGGCAAAACGCCAAGGACGCCGGACTGCTACGGTCTGCCTATCATTTCATGGACTGGACAAAACCAGCAGAACAGCAAGCCGACTTTTTCTCTGGACTACTTGCCAAAGACCCAGGCGAGATACCGCCAGTCCTGGATTATGAATACCGAGTAGGAATACCATCAGCGGGAACAGCGCGTTTGGAGTGCAAGGCATTTCTCGAACGTGTGAGAGCTAATCTTGGTAAGACCCCGATTATCTATACAGGTAACGATTACTGGAAGAACTACGGGAGCGCCGATGCCTATTGGACACAATACCCATTATGGATTGCGTATCCAGCCGCCGCTCCAATTTGGCCTGCTCCCTGGACTACTTGGTTATTCTGGCAGTATTCGTGGAAAGGTGACGGTCTATTGTATGGCGCGGAGAGCCTGGAAATGGATATGAATTATTTCCAGGGAGATAGCGCCAAACTACATGCGACTTTTGGCGGAGTCTCCCCGGCACCTGCCCCTGCCCCGCTCACCCTGGAGCAGCGGGTGAAGCGACTGGAAGATAAGGTATTTGGAACGTGAGTGTTCTTAAGTGGATCCGCCGGCGCTTTACCCGGCGACCAGTGCGCAAGGAAAAGAAGAAAAATGGACGAACCAGAAAAGACGGGAGGTGATCCGACACCTGCCTCGGGCCAAGCCCCCGGGGAAGTTCTTACTGACAAACAGCGCATGTTTGTCGAGGAATATCTGGTTTGTTGGAATGCCACGGAAGCAGCCAGGCGGGCTGGGTATGCTGGAAACGATGCTACCCTGGGTTCGATGGGGTGGGAAAACCTTAGAAAACCTGAAATCCAGGCATATGTCCAGGCACGTTTCGAAGAAAAGGCCATGAGTGCAAACGAAGTCCTGGCCAGGCTGGCGGATATCGCCAGAGTAGATATGAGCGACTTTATATCACCGGCTGGACGTGGATATCGGATCGATCTAAAAAAAGCTGCTGCCGCTGATAAGTTACATCTACTTAAAAAGTTTTCCAAGGGTCGCAAGGGGATTGAGATCGAATTGCCTGATTTCCTGGCTGCCCTCGAAAAGATCGGACGTCACCACGGATTATTCAAAGACGTGCACGAAGTTAATGGAACGGTTGAGGTAAAAAACGTTGGGCTTAGCGACGAAGAGCGAGCTGCTCGAATTGCTGCCATTTTTGACGCAGCCAGAGAGAGACGAGCTGGACAGTCTCCTGCCGCCTCCGGAGCCGGATCCGATCGATTGGATCAAGGCTAATTTCTACATCCCGGAGACCGGCAAGCCGATGGAGCTGTACCCATGCCAGGAGATCCCGTTACGGGAGGCTTTGTCACGTGACGCCTCGGGACAGTTCAGATACTCGACCGTCGTTTGGTCCGCGATCAAAAAATCTGCCAAGTCCTCGATCGCAGCTGCCGTAGGTTTATGGGCAGCCTTCCGGAAGCCCTGGTCATCTGTCAAAGTCGTGGCTAATGATCTCAAGCAAGCCGATTCTCGCGTGGCTTATTACATGCGCCGGGCGATCTTGTTGCATCCGGAGTGGTCCAAGACGGTCAAGATTACTGGCTATAAAATCACACTTCCCAACCACTCCACCATCGAAGCCATTCCGATCGACCCCAAAGGCGAAGCCGGTGGTAACGATGACCTGGTCATCTACTCGGAGATCTGGGGCTGGCGAGAGAAGGCCAGCCTGGCTATGTGGACGGAGACGACCCTCAGCCCGCTTAAGTTTGGTCAATCCTTACGCTGGTGCGAGACCTATGCTGGTTTCACTGGAGAATCGCCCATCCTGGAGCAACTCTACGAGGATGGCGTGACCGGTGGCCATGTGCTGAATGCCGAGCGCGAGATGTACGCCAATGGGCGCCTGTTCGTGCTGTGGATGACTAAGCCTGGATTGCCATGGCAAAAACCTGATTACTACGCCCAAGAGAGCTCGACCCTCATGCCCAACGAGTTCGACCGGGTGCATCGCAACCAGTGGGTATCCTCCACCGGCTCGTTTATCCAGCCGGAATGGTGGGACGCCTGCCGTGGTCCGCTGCCCGCGCCGGAAATCAACGAGCAGCTCGTGGTTGCTTTGGATGCTTCGGTCTCTGGCGACTGTTTTGGTATCCTGGCTGTGACACGCCGGGACGGCAAAACCATTCCACGCTTTATACGCAAGTGGACACCGCCGGCTGGTGGAAAACTGCAATACATGCCGCCCTTTGGCACCGATCCGATGGACACCTCCTACCCGTCCGGATTTATCCGCTGGTTGGTCGATACGCACAACGTGCTCGAAGTGGCTTACGACCCCTACCAACTGCACTCGCTGGCGTCTGCGATGGCCCAGGAGCTCGTGACCTATTTCCGGGAGTTCAATCAGGCCTCCGACCGACTCGTGGCAGACAAGGCGCTGCAGGATGCTATCAAGGCGCGCGAGATATTGCATGATGGTAACGATGATCTAACCGAGCACGTAGTCAACGCGGCTGCCAAGGCGGAAGGCGAGAAGATCCGCATCGTGAAAAAATCCGAATCCAAGAAGATCGACTTGTGCGTGTGCTTGTCGATGGCACACGCTGAATGCACGAGGCTGGCGCTATGACCGACGACGTTCTGAAACATTCCGTTACCAAAGACGATGTGCTGAGCTACACCGGCGGCCCGGTGTTTCACTTTATGCTGCCCTTATCCATTCCGGCGTCTTTGTTGGCCATGCCGCCCGAACCGCCCATGTATTGGACTTTCGAGCGGGACGCGGTACTACGAGCGACGCTTTACCGGGAGGATATGTGGGCGTCATCCATCGGTATTGCCTGCACCAAGATGTCCAGCCAGGCCTGGGAGGTGGAGAGTGAGATTGATTTACGCACCCGTCGCGCTCAGGACTTGATGACACAGGCCGGCATGAACAAAGGCTGGGTCAACTTCATCACCAAGCATTTGCAGGACTATCTTCTCACCGACAACGGAGCCTTTGTCGAGATCGTGCGGGCTACCACTTCGCTCAACAGCCAGATCATCGGACTGATCCCGCTGGACAGCCTACGATGTCAGAGAACCGGCGATCCGGATATCCCCGTGATCTACCGTGACTTGAAAGGGCGCTTGCACGAGATGCAGTCCTGGCAGGTGATCGACCTGGTGGATATGCCCGATCCGGGTGAAGCCTGGTTCGGCACCGGCCACTGCGCGGCTTCGCGCGCCTATCATGCCATTCATCGTGAGGCGGCTATATCGAATTTCATCGACGAAAAAGTGAGCGGCCGGCGCATCCTGTCGATGTACTTTGTCAATGCCATGAACCAGAAGCAGATTGATAATGCCATCAATGCTGCGAAAGGGCAAGCTGACGCCAAAGGTTTAGTATCCTACATGGGAGCCGTAATCGTGCCCGTGCCTGGCGAGAAAGCGCCAGAAGTAACCGCTATCCCCTTTGCCGAGATACCGGACGGGATCCAGCGCAAAGAAGAACACGATATCAATTTGCTGATCTATGCGGACGCTATTGGGCTGGATATCCAGGACTTGCAGCCATTGACCGGGCAGCCTTTGGGCACCGGTGCACAATCGCAGGTGCTGGATGACAAGGCAAAGGGCAAAGGACTGTCTGCCTGGCGGCAAGCCTGGACACACGCCATGAACTGGCATGTGCTGCCGGATCTGACTACGTTCTTATTTGTCGAGAAGGATTACAAGGATCAACAGGCACAGGCCGATATCACAGATAAAAACAGTCAGTGGCTGGATAGGTACGTGAAGAATATGACCATTACCCCCGCGCAGGCGCTCCAGGTGGCCGTAGACGCCAACGACCTGCCCAAGGAATTTTTGACCAGTGATATGACGCCGGAGAGTAATCTGTCGGACGCCGAAAAGGTGGACGAAGAGACGCCGCAGGGCGATGGAGAAACACTCGCTGCGCCAGACGTGACTACCGAGGCCGTCAAGGAAGCCAGTACGGCAAAACTGATTGCAGCCGAGTTGCCCGAAGCGGTCAAGCTTTTCGAGGAGGTCAAAGGAACGTCCGGAAAGGATTGGGTTACTATCAACGGTGAGCATATATTATTTGGAGAGGGTGGGGAAGTATTAAGCGGAGGGGGTAAGGGAGGAGGAGGGAAAGGCGGTAAAAGTGGAGGTGGAGGCGGTTCAGGCGGAACTATCGGACATGGAGGTGAGTACTATAGTCGGTCGCGTGGGAACGATTATTCAGATATCAAGATACAGAAAACCAACTGGCGATGAAGATGCCTGGAAAGGTATATCGCATGTTCGGACGATTGACCGAATTAATGGGAAATTGGCGAAAACTATGACGGATGAAGAACTAATTAAAAGTTGGTCGCCAACTTCGAGAAACTGGAGTCATTAAGATATGAAAACTCAGGCAAGTCGATTTCTGCCTGAGTATGAGGTGAACTATATGAAATTGTTAGGCGTTTTTCTTTTCGAGAATAACCTCTCCCGTGGTTGCGTCTCGGTATTGGTCGGCTCCGATGGTTTGCGGAACCAGATTAGGGCGTTCCCATCCCAACGATTCAACGTCTTTGTAGAACTGATCGAGGGTTGTTTCAACAGGTTCCTGGGCAAAACGGTCAGATACAACGGTATAAGTGGCGGACATTTTAGACTCCTTCTGGTACATTCGGTCAATGGCGGCGGATACGATCTCTGCCTGGGTCATTTGTGTGGCCTGGCGGAGTTGCTCGATCTGGTCGAGCGTCATCTGTGGGAGGCGGTAACTGGTTGGGCGTTTCATGGTTAATCATCCGATTCGCGTGGCGCATTGTTCCACTCATACGCGTAGTCCTCAGCCTCTTTCATGGTGTCGAATGGTTTTACGAACGTTGACCATGCTCCAATTTTGGCGGCTTTTTCAGAGGCCATTGCAACGTACTCGCCGTTTTTCTTTTCTCTTACCTGGAACATTTTTTCTGTCATTTTGTTTTCTCCTGTCATATATATACATTGTATTGCATATTGCGCTACATGTCAAGGGGCAAATTATGATTGAGGTCACAAATGCTGCCTAGAGGTGGCCCAGCCATGCCGGTGGTAGTGGTCAGCGGGCAACCGGTGCAAGGCGGCCCAGCCAAACTGGTTTATTTCCTGTCGGCTGCCGAGGCCGCGCAGTGCGGCATTGAGGGTGGCCTGGCTACACCCGTGACGCTTATCAACGATTCAGACCTGCTCCAGAACGGCGGGCAGTATTGGCTGGACGGCGATCCGATGCCCATGCCAGTGTACGAACAGTCAAGCCAGGTTGGGATGTTGGGCGGGCCGGCGCTGGCGGTGGTGAACACGAATATAACTCCAAACTATATCGTATGGCTCGAACCGTTTACAACCCTGGATGCCTGGACAGTGACGGGCGAGGCCGTAAACCTGTCAGGCGGTGTAGCCAGTCTTACCGACACCGGGGCAGGCGTTACTCAAATTCAATCTAAAGTAACATCGTTTATACTGCCGACAACACAATACACCTATGAGGCCGGTATATCTGTTCCCCTGGGCCAGAAGTGCACCTACGGTCTAAACGACAACAGTGCCGCGCGCGTTACTTGTGTCATCAACGGTAATGGGAACAACACTCTTAGGTTTTCATCTCAAGGACAAGCATACGTAGATTACGCCCCAACCAATTGGGATTGTCGTCTGAAATTCAAAATCATCATTTGGGTTGATCCAGTTAACTTAATTGCGCGCCTTTATTTATACTGGAAGGATACATCGACGGCGCAGGGCCGCATGGAACAGTTTGGGGCCGCCACTTCCTTCTCATTCACGAACTTGCCGACCAAAGTAACAATATCGACAGGCGGATCAGGGACGGGCACGGTCACTGCCGAAAACATAATTATTCAGCGCGGGCCGTGGGGGGTTATTATCGGTGATTCGCTTGCTACGGGACATCCGCATTATGATCCGGTGCCATCATTCTACACACCGCAATACTGGCCTTATTCGATTGATTCTTATATGGATGTTGGTCGAAATAATCATATACGAGTTATCAACAATGGTATCGGAGGCCAAACCAGCACAGACCTGGCAGCGCGCATAGCAACGATGGTGGTCAATATGAAACCCAAATACTGCTTCCTGGAAATAGGTGTAAACGATTCGGGTGGCGCGCTTGCAACCTATCAGGCCAACATGGGAACCATTGTAGACGCGATCAATGCCGCAGGCATAAAGCCAGTCATCTTCGAGATTGCTCCATTGGGCGGATTACCAGCAGGGCAAATTACCTGGGTAGCGAATGCAAACGCCTGGCTGCCAGGTTTCGCCGCAAGTAAGGGCGCGATTATGATCTACTGTTTCTCCGTGCTAAACAACCCTGCTGATTCAGGTCATCCGTTGCCTACTTATATGGCAGATGACGGAATCCATCTCAGCGCTGCGGGTTATCAGTTTATGGCAAGTCAAGTCAGGAATTTGATCTGAGGATATATGCCTGACTACCCGGCCCCGCTGGGGGCGCTCATCCAGAAGCTATCGACCGCCATTCACGACCTGACGGCGCAGCTCGAAGCCGGCTCGATCCCGGTGAGCGACTGGCAGACCGGCATGCAAGCACTTCTGGCACGCTACCACACGGCGGCTTACATGGTTGGGCTGGACAGCACGGCGCTGTCGAAGAATGCGCTGGAAGCAATCGCCGCTCAGGTCGAGGCGCAGATGGGCTATCTAAATAACTTTGCCCTGGTAATCTCATCGGTGGGCGAATTCCAGGCGGCGTTTTACAGCCGGGCGGATATGTATTCCGGCTCGATCACGACCGAATACTGGGAGGCGAAGTCCGGATGGCTGCCGCTGCCCGCCATGCCGGGGCAGGGAACGCAGTGCGGTGGACGGTGTAAGTGTGCGTGGAGGATTGAAACATTGGATGAGAAGGCTGGAGACTTTGATTGCTATTGGGAATTGGGCGTGGCAGACCATTGTGGCACGTGTGTCGAACGTGCTGCGCAATGGAACCCGGTTCAAATTAGAGACGGGGTACTAATGCCATGACCGAAATTATTATGACAGCCATCATTCCCAAGAAGTTTCTGGCGCTGAACCTGGAAAAGGTTATCAATAACCAACTCGAGGAACAATCCCGGGCGATCAAGGTTGATTTTGACCATACAACACAAACCTGGAAAGAGCGCCCGTCATTTTTCATCAAGACGATTCCCAACGGACGGCGCATCTACACAGACAACTTCGTGTACATGCTTCTGGATCGTGGCACAAAGGCGCACAAAATCTCGGCGCGTAATGCCAAGACCCTGGCTTTCTTCGCCGGTGGATTTCGAGCGAAGAGCCGGCCCGGCTGGATCGGATCAAACAAGGGAAGCGCCGCCAGCAAGAATTTCATCACCCCGAAGTCGGTCAATCACCCCGGCTTCCCGGCGCGTGAGTACGAAGGCACGATCAAAGAGAAATGGGACAAAGAAGCGCCGCGCCAGTTCAGCCGGGCGCTGCGAGCGGAGTTGGAGAAAAGTTGATGACAGAAGACTTCACCATCATGAAGCAAGCCGATGGCACATACCGCTGGGTATTGTTCTCAAGCAATGCTTTCAAAGATCGGGATGCAGAAATCGTCTCTACCAAGGCGCTGGAAGGTGACGTCGATCTGACTGACCGCCTGGGCAAGTACGGCCCACTACGCTGGTGGCATGTGGGCGAGTTTGAGTACACCGATCCGGCGGATTACACCACCTACAAAGCCGGCCCTGGGCTGGATATTGGCGACTGCGATTTCCGCATGCTACAGGATAAAGTGCTGATCGAATCGGGCACATTCCGGGAGCAGGCGATTGGCGCTGCCCTGGCTCCTGTCGCCAAGGAGCTGCAGGCCAGCATTCGTTTCGCACACCCGCGCGACGAGCCCGACGGGGATGGTGTGTTCCATCACGCAAAGACATTTGAAAGGTCGCTTCTACCAAAAGGGCGAGCTTCTAACCGATTTACACAACTAATTATTCAGGAGGTTGATGAAATGGCTACAGTAAAAGAGAAAATTGACGCGTTTGTCGCCCTTTTGAAGGATGCAGATCTGGTCAATACCATCCTTGGAAAGGCCGATACCATCCAGAAAGAAGCTGATGAGGCCGGTGTAGCGTCCAAGGCGGCGCTCACCAAGAAGATTGGCGACGTCGAGCACCCGGCCGGTGATTTCCTGGTGGTCGAAGACCCGAAGACAGTCACGACCTGGCACCTATGTGTGAAGGATAACGGCAAGCCAGATCATGCCTTGATGGGTGCAGCCTGGGCAGCCCTGACCGTTGGGCATCGTGGCAAGAAATACTCCGGGCCGAACAGTGCGGAGGCTAAGACCGAACTCGAGGGGATGTACAAATCCGAGAAGATGCCGCTGCCTGGCGAGGCTGCGAAAGAAGAGCAACCGGATTTGCCCGAGGGCTGGATGGATGAGGCATTTTCTGACATTGCGCCGGCTGCTGATACGCCTGCAGTCGAACCCCCCGCTATCGAGCCCGCAGCCGCAGAGGCCAAGGAACTGTCATTCGACGACATCCGCCAGGCGCTATATGTGGCGCTGAATGCCGCATTCCCCCCCGATCCAGCTACGCCTGGTGGGGTGGGCGTGATGGATGTCTTCGACGACTGGTTTATCTACCAGAACTGGACCACCGGCGAGCTCTTCCGCCAGCTCTACTCTATCGACAACACCGGCGTGGCCGTGCTGGAAGGTGATCCCATCCAGGTCACGCGCCACACTGTTTACCTGTCGGCGGATCGCGAGCTGATGGTTGCTCAGCCGCCACAGATGGAGCCGGTGATCACCGGGCTCAAAGAACTCAAGGAACTCCTGACGACGAATGTCACTCAAAAAGATGACCTTTTGTCGTCAGTTAAAGAGGCCGCCGACGCGCAAGTAAAGCGCATTCAAACTCTGGAAGCCGATCTGACTGCCGCGAAGGAAAAGCTGGCAGAGCTGGAAGGCGCACAGCCGCGCAGCGTCAAAGCGCTCCAGGCTGCGAGAGCATCGCAGTCCGATTCCACCGTCGTGACCGACAAGGCCAGGACGGACCATAAACCCGGACCCGATCCGGATTTCTTCAAATTTGCCACTGGCGAAGGCCAGCAAACCTAAAAAAAGGAGTTTTACTATGACCGACCAAGTTATTGACTACGAAGTGCTGGTCGACAAGCTTTTGGCCCGAGCCAGCACGACATCCAAGGCCGTGGGGTCCACCCCCACCGGCCAGATTGGGCATGGCCCCGGCGGGCTTTTCAGCGCGCCCGGCTTGTCCAAACCCGTTTTCTCATCCCTGCTCTTACCCAGCCTGGGACTTCTGTCCAAACTCCCCGCCAAGGGGTCCAACGATACCAACCCGATCTACGGCATCATGACGGGCGTCACTGCCACAACCGGGTCAAACCCGGTGGGTGTGTGCGATGATCCGCCTTATGCCGGGTTGATGAAGCTCTGCGAGCACCAGTTCGTCTTCGGACGCCTGTCCCGCATGAGCCGTGTCATTGATCTGGACACCGCCGGCAAGACCTTCAATCGCGGTGATTTCACCGATCTGCAACTGATGAATAACCCCTTCGATGTGGGTGGCTTGTCGCTCTCACCGACCATGCCCGGCTCCAATCCAAGGGCAGCGGTCTACAGCGAGATCGCCAAGAACCTGTTCGAGTTTGCTGTGGCTTGGGGTCGCGACTTCGCCGGGCTGATGTACACCGGTAACCCAACCAACAACACGGCTGGTGGTGGATACAAGGAGTGGTACGGGTTGGATATCCTGATCAACACCGGCTACAAAGATGCCGAAACTGGCACCGTCTGCCCGGGCGCCGATAGCATCGTGCGCTCCTTCGCCAACGCCGAAGTAAAGACCAACGGCGCGCTTCTGGTTCGCACGATCACCAACATCTTCCGCAACTTGCGCTTCATCTCCAGCCGGGTTGGACTTGATCCTGTCACCTGGACGATCTGCATGCCATGGTCTCTGTTCTACGAGATCACCGAAGTGTGGCCTTGCGCCTACCTGACTTACCGCTGCACGTCGGACTTCTCGGCGAGTGCTCAGGTCAATATGATCGCCTCCGACCAGTTGGTCAAGATGCGCGATGACATGCGCGGCGATATCTTCACACGCAGCGGCCAGTATCTCCTGATCGACGGCCAGCGGGTAGATGTCACCATCGATGATGGCATCGCCGAGACGATGGTCGCCGGAGAGAGTTTCCGAGCCTCGATGTACTTTGTGCCCCTGACTGTTTTGGGCGGAACCCCGGTCACGTACTGGGAGTACTTCAACTACGACGGTCCCAACGGGCCGCTGGAAATGGCGAAGATATTCGCTCCTGGTGATAGCTACTTCACCTCGGACGGTGGGCGCTTCCTGTGGCACAAAAAGCCACCGACCAACTTCTGCGTGCAGATGCTTTCCAAGACCGAGCCTCGTGTCATGCTCTTAACGCCCATGATCGCGGCTCGCCTGACCGGTATTCAGTACACGCCGCTGGCTCACGAGCGCCAGTTCGATCCGTCCGCCAGCTACTACAAGGACGGCGGAAAGACCGGCCGGGACTTCTACGGCCCGTCATATTACGCTCCGCAGTAAGAGCGTAGTTAGGATATTTATAGTATTCTCCCATGATCTATGTTATAATTATCAAAATATAGATCATGGGAGAGAAAAGTGGAAAAACAATCTGGAGTTTATCAAATACTTTGTAAGGTTACTGGAGATAGATATATTGGATCGTCTGGAAATATACAAGCAAGAATAAGAGAGCATATATATGATCTCAGGCACTCAATTCACATTAATTATATGCTCATGGCAACTTGGGTAAGAAATGGAGAAGAGTCATTTGAGTTTTCAGTTTTGGAAATCGTCAGTGATACCTCTTTATTGTTTGAAAGAGAACAATATTGGCTTGATCTGCTTAAACCAGAACTAAATATCGCTACTAGTGCAGATAGGTCAGCATATGGTCTAAAGAGGTCTCAGGAAACGAAAGACAAAATCAGTATTGCTGCTGTAAGGCGACATGCGAATATGTCTGAAAGTAAAAAGAAATATGTAATTGAAAACATCAAGAAGGGACGCCAGGAATGGTGGAATTCTCTCACTGAAGCCGAACAACAGGAACATATTCGCAGGATTAGCAATCCGCATTCTGAAGAAACAAAGAAGGTTCTTGCTGAAAAAAGTAAAAACAACAATGCACATTATTGGTTAGGGAAAAAAAGGTCTGATGAAACTATAGCCAAGATGAGAGCCAAAAAACAGGCAGAATGGGATCAGACCAAAGCAGAACGTGAGGAAGAAAAATTGCGCAAGCGTGCTGAACTTGAGATAGAAATAGAACAAAGAAAAATAAATAAAGCCGAAAGGATGAGGCGTGTTCGACTTGGAAAAAAGGCATCAGAAGAAACACGCGCAAAATTACGAGAGGTTGCCCTATCTCAACAACAAGACCCTGAATATAAAAGAAAACACCATGCGGGGGTGGTAGCTGCAATGAAAGACCCCGAGGTTCTAAAACGCCTAAGCGAATCACACAAAGGCAAAAAGATGTCAGAAGAAGTAAGGGAAAACATGAGTAAGGCTCAAAAGGAACGCAGGAAACGAGAGAATGAAACTTCTTCCTGATCTTAATAATCCAGTAACTTCAACCGGCGGTATAGGGTCGCACCTGAAGAGCGGATCCCCTGGCCGCCTGACCGCCGGTGTTTCCAGGGTCACGAAAGGGACGTGAAAAATGACATCACTAATACTACCGAACGGAATCAGCGAAGAAGCGCGCAATGCACTTTTGGTATTCTCGCCTGATGAGATAGAAAATATGACTGCATTTCGCGAGTGTAATGGCGAGTTCATAGGAATAGGTTGCATTGGTCCTGGTGGTGTGTATACAAGATTTGCCGAACCAAAGAAGGCCCTGGCCATCGAAGTATTGGAGAAAGAATACAGAAAAGAACTTATGGCAATGGCGATTGGAATATGAGAACGATCTGCTTCACCTCCGACAAACGCAGTTGGGCGATGCCTGCTTTTGCTCATCAGTGGGGCAAATACACGCGCCTGCCCTTTGAGTTTGCCGGTTACACAGATCCGGGCGTGCGTGTGACTCTGGGACATACTTTCCATTCGATTGGAGACTTCGCCGATTACCCCTTTGAACGCTGGTCGGATGGTGTGATCAAGTTTCTGGAGTCTATTAGCAACGATCTGATCTTGTGGATGATGGAGGATTTCTGGCTGCTGCGCAAAGCAGACGACAATGCTATCTACGAGCTGGAGAAGTACATGCTCCAGCATCCGGACATCGCTCGCATGGATTTATCGTCAGACCGGGCCAGCAACAAAGATATCCTGGACATCGGCTATCTGGGACGCCTGGACCTGGTCGAAAGCACTCCGGAGATTGTCTACCATTTCTCTTTCCAGGCCGGCATCTGGCGGCGCAAGATGCTGCTGGATTGCATGGTAGGCGGAGAGACTCCCTGGGAGGCCGAGGTCAATGGGTCGGCGCGCTTGATCGAGCACGGCTACCGCGTGTTGGGCACCCACCAGAGACCACTGCGCTACCTGATCGCGGTGCAACAGGGGAAAGTCACCCTGGACGGCGGTTACCAGGGTAAGGCCTTTGGGCTATATGGGAAGGATCGTGGCGATCTGGAAAAGTGGGGGTACCTGACATGTGCGAAATGACTATTCACACGGGTTGCCAGGAAGAGATAACAACCATCCATGTTGACTGGTTCAATGAGAATAATGTTCGGCAATCTACAGAACTCATGATCAGGATTCAAGAACAGGATAAGCCGCGAACGCTTGAAATTGTTGTGGATGGTTTAAAGGTGGCAATAATCAAAGGACTTGACCATCATGCGTAAAGTCAGTATTGGCACCTTTCGCTCCACTCCACGCATGCTTGAGCTGATCAGCCAGGTGATGGCCTCTGGACGCATCTCCTATGGTCCCATGTCAGCCGAATTCGAGCGGCGCTTTGGAGGGTTGCACGGATGCAAATATACCATCCTATCCAACAGCGGTACCAGCTCACTGATGGTTGCTTTGCAGGCGCTTAAAGAATTGCATGGCTGGGCAGACGGCGACGAAGTGATCGTGCCAGCCACCACATTTGTAGCCACCGCTAACATTGTGCTTCACTGCCGTATGACGCCGGTATTCGTCGACGTGGATATGAATACCTATAATATGGATCCCGAAAAGCTCGACGAAGCCTTCACGTTACGTACCCGGGCAATTATACCTGTGCATTTGTTCGGTCAACCGGCTAATATACGTAATATCTTGGAAGTCGCTGCTCGCTATGATCCCAAGATCATCGAAGACAGCTGCGAGACCATGTTCGTAAAACACTGGGGCCAGCCTGTGGGCAGTTTGGGCGATATCGGCTGCTTCTCGACCTATGTGGCGCACCTGCTGGTAACTGGCGTGGGCGGTCTGGCGACCACCAATAACCCTGACTATGCGGCCCGCATGCGCAGCCTGGTCAACCACGGCCTGTCCGTTGACAATCTTAACCCGGGCAAGAACTTTGCTCCCCAACCGATGACCGGACGGCGCTTCCACTTCGACAGCTGCGGGCATTCCTTCCGCCTGACCGAGTTCGAGGCAGCGGTTGGCTTAGCCCAGCTGGAAGAGGTCGACGAGATGCTGCGCATCCGCCGGCGCAATGCGCGCCACCTGACTGCGGGTATTGAGCACGTGGTCAATGTTCACTACGGCGATCCGATCCAGACGCCGCACACTGCCGAGGGCAACGAGCACGCCTGGATGATGTATCCAATTTTGCTCAATCCCCGCAATGGGCAGGATGTTGACAAAGAGCCGCTGATGGCTTTTCTCAATGAACGCTGCATCGAGACGCGTGACATGCTGCCAATTCTGGGGCAGCCGTTCTACCGACATTTGAATCCTGATGACTACCCGGTAAGCAAATGGATCCTAAACTCTGGCTTTTATGTAGGCTGCCATCAAGGACTGGAACCCGAAGATATCCAATACACCGTAGAAACCATCGAGGAATTTTACGCAAAGGAGGCCAGTCTTGAACATCAACGAAATGCGCCGGCGTATATACCATCTGCCGTCTCTGCCGCCTGATGCCGGACGCTGGCAGTACCATGCCGGCATTCTACGCCAGGATATCCTGGAGCAGGACCCCTCCGAGTTCCTAACCTGGCCGACCGTGGTTTCGACGATGTTTGTGGGCGATGGCCCCCAGCTGCGTGAGGAATATACTCAATTGCAAAAATGCGCCAACTGGTTTAGCTACGAGCGCGCCGTTCAAGAGGATGGTGTAGGCAGCCCGCCGATTTCCGAATTGGCGCCAGGCATGAACGCCAACCTGCTCCACCAGGTCTACCATTTGAGCCGTTGGGAAACAGCCACTGGGCGACGTATCAGAGACCTGTCCAGCATTGTAGAGGTGGGTGGCGGATACGGCGCCTTCGCCAAAGTATGTCGCCAACTGCACTTCGGCGGAAGTTACACCCTGATTGACCTGCCCGAGTTTCTGACCCTACAAGAGCATTACCTGTCTCAAACTTGCGGCATTCAGGGAATAAACTTTGTTTCAGATCCTGCCAGTCTGCCCACCAAAACCGACCTCCTGGTAGGTATCTACTCCATGTCCGAGATGACCCCACAAGAACGGCAGCCTATTATGAATAAAGTCACGGCAGATAGCTATTTGCTGGCTTTCCAAGAGGTCTACGACGGGGTAAATAACGATGATTACTTCGCCAATATTCCCGTTAGCCAACCCATGGCCTGGCGCTGGATGGACGCGGCTGGTATGCCGACCTGTCACTACCTGATCGGCGCGCCCGACTTTCCGGAGGTCATATGAAGCTCTTTTTGACGCCTGGCCTCTCTCAAGTCACGCCGGAGAACGGTATCGGTCAGATCGTGCTGGCTCAGCATCGGTATCTGCCCGGACTGGGTATCCAATTGGTGGACGAGCCACGGGTAGCGGACGTGATTGCCTGTCACGCCGGTTCTGGCATTACTGAGAAGGTGGATTGTGCGCATGTCCATGGGCTCTATTGGAACGGAGACAAAGAAGGCATTCAATACGAAAACTGGCACAGCAGGGTAAACCGCAAGGTGATTGACACCTGCAAAAAGAGCCGGATCATCACGGTACCTTCGCACTGGGTAGGGGAGTGCTTTCGCCGGGACATGCGCATCGATCCTGTGATCATCGGTCACGGCATAGAATTGGGCGAGTGGGGACATATACCAGGCCAGCATTATGGATACGTGCTGTGGAATAAAAACCGGGGTACAGACGTATGCGACCCGACACCGGCCTGGGAACTAGCCAGCCGCAGCGTGCCGGTGATTTCGACTTTTGCGCCTCAGGGAAAGCCAGTGATTGATGGTCTGACCATAATCGGCGTTCAGTCTTACCAGGATATGCGGGATATCGTGCGCCGGGCAGAGATCTACCTGGCCACCACTCAGGAGACTTTCGGCATCGGAACCCTGGAAGCGCTGGCTGCGGGTGTGCCAGTGTTGGGCTATGACTGGGGCGGCACCTCCGACTTGGTTAAGCATAAGGTGACCGGTTACCTCGTGCAGCCTGGCGATTTTGATGGACTGTATGAGGGTTACCAGTGGCTACATACCCATCATAAGAAGATTGTCCCGAATTGCATAGGAACAGCCTCTCACTACGGCTGGCATGCCATCATGGCTCAATATGCGGCGGTTTATCAGGCGCTTCTGGATCCGGAGCCGGACGGATTGGCCGTGATTATTACCAACCATAACTACGAGAACTTTGTCGGCGAAGCCATCACAAGTGTTCTGGCCCAAAACGACCCGCCTGCGGAAATCATCGTGGTCGACGACGGTTCAACTGACAACAGCCGGGAGGTCATCGCCGGATTTGGAGATAAAGTCCATGCGATCTATCAGGAAAACCAGGGGGTTGCGGCGGCGCGCAACAACGGAATTAGAGCCGCTCGGCAGCCCTTTATCATCTGTCTGGATGCTGACGATCGTCTCAACAACGAGTACGTTGGCGTGGTACGGCATGCCCTGGCCAGCGATCGCTCCCTGGGTGTGGCTTATACGGGCTTGGTGATTATCACCGATGATGGACACGAACAGGCAGCGGCGTGGCCGCCTGAGTTTGGCTGGGAAGGACAGGCTACCCCGCACATTCCCCCATCCAACTGTGTGCCCTGCGCGGCGGCTTTCCGGAAGAGCATGTGGGAGCGATCTGGTGGATATCGCCAGGTCTACGCTCCCGGTGAGGATGCCGAATTCTGGACACGTGGCCTGTCTGTTGGCTTCAACGCCCGGCTTATCACCAATGCACCTCTGTTCGAATATCGGGTACATAAGCGCTCTGCCAGTCGTACCCGCGAGTACGTGCCCATCGACGGTTGGCTGCCCTGGATGCGCGATCAGGAGTATCCGATGGGTGCGCCGGCGCGGCTTATGCCAAAGGTGCGCTCTTACGCCAGGCCGGTGATCAGCGTGATTATCCCAGTAGGGCCAGGACACGCCAAGTACCTGCTATCGGCGCTGGACAGCCTGCTCGGACAGACCTTGCGAGAGTGGGAAGCCATCGTGATTGAGGATGGCAGCCAGGTTGATGACGAACTCACACCCTATCCGTTCGTGCGCCTGCTGCGCACCGAAAAAGGTCCGCTCGGCGCCGGCGCTGCCCGTAACTTGGGTATCCAGGCTGCCCGGGCTCCGCTGATCTATTTCCTGGACGCCGACGATTACCTGACGCCCGATGCACTTAGAAAATCACTGACCTTATTTGCAAAGACCGGACGCTACGTGTTCAGCGACTATATTGCCCGCGACGGAGACGGCCAAGAACAGATCATGCAAATCATGGACTACGAGCGCCAGGCCTATCTGGATACCCGCCAAATTCATGCTGTTTCTGCTCTGGTTCCGACCGCCTGGGCGCGCGATATTGGCGGCTTTGATCCAGATCTGCCGGGCTGGGAAGAGTATGAATTTTACATGCGAATGGCAGCCAAGGGTTACTGCGGAGAGCACCTAACCGAGCCACTCTTGGTCTACCGAACACACGCCGGCACGCGCCGCAACCTGAGCCAGACTAACCAGGCTAAGTTGATTACTCTATTCGAGAAACGATTTCCAGGAGGTATGACAATGCCAGGCTGTTGTGGCGGAAATGCAGAAGCTCTGCTTGCTGCGAAACGAATGATTCAAAGTGAGGTACAAATTATGGCTGAAATAGAAGCATCTCAACCCGGATCGGGAATGGTCCGGCTGGAATTTATCGGCGACTGGGAAGGACCGGTACGCTTTATGGCCAACGGCCGTGAGTATTACGGCGCTAATACTCCCCTGTATAAATACATGGACGCGCCGGAGGAAGACGCCGTGATCCTGGAGCGAACCGGAAAGTTTCGCCGGCTGGTATTCAAATCGCCCGAACCGCCAGCTCCATTGGGGCCGCTGCCCGAACCGCAGACGGTCAAAGAGGAACCGATGACAGCAGCGAAAAAGCTGCCTGCCAAGAAAGGATCCAAGAAATGAGCGACAATACGGTCAAGGTGATGTTTGTCGGTGGTGGGGAAGGCCCTATCACCTTCACAGCCAATGGTCATGTTTACCTGGCGGCGAAAACTCCTGAACTCCAGACTCTCACTGTTCCAGTCGAGGACGCGATTGTCTTAGAAAAGACTGACTATTTCGTTCGGGTGGAAGAAGAGAAAGTCGCAGCGCCCAAAAAGGCTGCGCCAAAGAAGGGCGCCAAGAAATGATCCTGGTCTGGGTAGTGATCGCCGGCCTGGCTGTCTACGCTGTCGCCCGCTCGATCGCCAGCGAGGAAGGGCCATTCTCCCTCTTCCTGCGCCTGCGCGATCGAGCGGGTCAGACCACCTGGTGGGGCAGGGGTCTTCAATGCGGAGCCTGTCTGTCCTTCTGGGGCGGCCTTCTGGTGGCGCTCTTGATCGGCGCTGAGAACTGGCAACAGTTCCTGATTTTGTGGGGCGCTATCGCCGGGATAGCAACGATCCTGTGGAGGGTAGTCGGATGAGTCTTTTATCGCTCGAACAGTTCCGCATCATCATGGGCTTTATGCCCTGGTACTTTTGGGGCCTGTCATCTACTACAAAAACCCCGTTTACCAGCTCCTGCAATGGGTTGGTCTATCAATACGCCTGGCAGTCGGTAGATGCCGCCGGACGGGTAGATATTCAAACCGCCATCGATGCCGCCGAAGAGCGCCTGATTGACTACCTGGAGTTTTCTCCCGCACCGCATTATGTGGAGAGTACCCTGGCATGGCCGCGCTTTAACCAAACGGAACTTTTCCGCCTATACCCATCTGACGCGCGTGGGCGCTGGATGTCGGTGATGCTTCCGGAGGGGAAGGTCCAGAAGATCGGCGTGGAGACTTACACGCCCATCGAGATTGCGAATGTGGTTTTGTCTGATGCGGACGGCGATGGGCTGAAAGAGAAGTTTACTTGTATTACCACCCTGCCTCTGGGTACCACTAATGCAGATGAGATCGCTGTGTATTTCAAGGCAGCCGATCAACTAGACGGCGCCGGTCCTTGTGATCGCTGGCGCATTCGTCCGGTTAAGGTCAAGATTGCGGCCGGTGTGGCAACCATCACTGGCCCAACGTGGTTCTTGGTCAAGCCGCTTCTGTACGAGGGAGTAGGGGTCAAGGCGCTGGACCCGGATACAGCCGCCAACTTTGTGACAACGTTGGATGTAGAGCGCCACTGGACTAACCCGGATGGTCTGACAGTTGATGATGCGCAGGCCGTACTGATCTGGGAAACGCTTCCCGTGCCCTATTACCCGGATTATACACCATCGAGCGACCCGGATTCGATTGGGCAGGCCGTAGCGCGTGTGGGGATCCGGGACGCCGATACTGGTGAGATTACTCCCGCTGAGGCGACCTATGACGCCGTTTCGGGCATCTGGTCGGCGGACAGTTGGTGTGGAGTCAAGCGCCCACCAGATCGTGTAAAAGTGCGTTACCTTGCCGGTGAGTCACTGGTCTCCGGCGAGATGAATTGGTCCTGGCAAAAGATCACGGCGAGGCTAGCTGCGGCAGAGCTGGCGCGCTCGATCTGCGGCTGCCAGGAAGCCAATCGTGAGCTCTACACCTGGCAGTTTGACCTATCACGGGCCGGCGGCCGGGAAGAAGAGCAGTATAAAGTTGCTGATGAAGACCTAACCAACCCCTTCGGACAGCGGCGCGGGCATCTATATGCCTGGAAGCAGGTCAAAAACCTGGCCCTGATGCGAGGGATCTTGATTTAAAGGAGTGTAAAAATGCCAAATCCAAACGCTGATGAGATTGTTACTCAAAAGCACATCCGTTCGTTTATTCAGTTGGGCGGGGCCAAAGCTTTCAACCAGCCCCGCTTTGCCGGTCAGGATGCTCAGTATATGACCATCACAGGCGTGGGCCTGCCCGAAGCCGGCAAGATCGACCCGATCTGGGTCCAAGACCCGTCCCGCCAGGGTAAATACCGCCTGGTCGGGCAAAAAATAAGCCCGCCAGACCTGGCCAAGGCCACGCTGACCTTGTACGAGAAACATGGCGCTATCCCACGCGCCCTGGGTTCCACTGGCTGCCAATTCGATATGTACGATATGGTCGGCACTTGCCGTGACCTCTCTGATTTCCTGGGAGGTTGGACAGACTATGTGCTGATCTACTCCGGCGCAAAGGTAACCACCAAGGACCTGGGAGACCGGGGTGGCTTCGATTCGGATGCCCAGATCAAAGATGTCCTGTCTCTGGAGTTGGCCGACATTTACCCAATTGGTGGATTGTCCTTTGGCGACAATGCCAAAACCCTGGTTGATCTGGAAGTGATCGATATAACGTACGGGTCAACTCCCCAATGCGGCAACTGTGGCCCGGAAGACGATGGCACACAGCGCGCCTATGCCATCGTCAAATCGTCCGGCGCCGGTTCACCCGGTCTGCCGGCCGAGATCATCTACACAACCGACGGCGGTCTCACCTGGAATGAAGCCAATATCACCGGAATGGGCGCTACCGAGGATCCGCAAGCCATCGACGTGGTGGGAAGTAACTTGGTAATTTTGTCCAAAACAGCGCTATCGGCCACTGCGGGCGGCTATTACTACGCGGCCATTGACCCGGATACCGGCATTCCCGGCGTCTGGACCAAGGTCACCACTGGGTTTGTCGCCAATAAGTCACCAAATGACCTATTTGTGGCCAGCCCGCGCGAGGTTTGGATGTGCGGCGATGGTGGCTATATCTATAAGGCCATCGACATCACCGCAGGCGTTAGTGTGATTAACGCAGGCGCTGCCAGCACCCAGAACCTAAACCGCATCGATGGCGTCGATGAGTGCATCGTGGCAGCCGGTGTGGCCGGAGCCATAATCAAATCGATGAACCGGGGCCTGACCTGGATTGCCACCACCTCCACGCCCAATGGTCTGGAGATCAAGGCGCTAGAAGTGGTAGACCGCAACATCTACTGGGTAGGTGGCTTGAATGCCTATCTGTCAACCACCAAAAACGGTGGAGCTACTTGGGCAGAGGTGACTTTCCCCGGATGCCGTTCTGGAAATATTTATGACATCCGGTTTGCTACGCGGAACGTCGGTTTCTTTTCCTTCGCCTCCACCACACCAACCGCCAGTCTGTTCACTACCTGGGACGGCGGCAGCAGTTGGACCAAGAATGCACCGCGCTTGCTGAACTGGCCGGTGTGCAACAAAATCAACCGAGTTGACGTGCCCCACTTCGGGGCTGCCTCTGATGTGGCTGCCAACAATGTGCTCGCCGGTGGCTTGTCCGCCAGCGGTTCAGACGGTACCCTGCTCTTGGGCATCGCCAGTCGGCTATAAGGAGTCTGATATGAGTAAATTTCCAGGGGAATTAACTCCGTTTACGTTCAAGGATACCGGCATTTCGGTCAAGATCCGCAAGGTATCGCCGCTTCTGATCAACGAGTTGTATAAACTCTACCCGGCGCCCAAGCCGCCTCTGCAAGAGGTGGACTACGGCGACGGTAAAAAAGTGATGGAGCCCAACGAGGCGCACCCGGATCACGTCCAGGCGCTGGCCGACCACAACGTGCAGATTTACGAGCAGATGAAAAAGCTGCTGGTAAAGCGTGGTGTGGTGTGCGAGGTAGACAAAGAAGCCGTCGATGAGCTGCGCCAGTTCTGGAACGAAGAGTACGGCAAAGAGCTGGAAGGCACGGACCTGGAGGTCTATGTCTTCTACATCTGCGCCGGCTCGGACGTCGATATCGACGACCTGATGACTGTCATCACTCGCCGCAGCCAACCAACCAAGGAGGCGAAGGAACTCGCCAAGATCACCTTTCCAGGCTAAATACCGGGGGCGCGACATTTTCAAGTGCCGCGTCCCTGGCTCTGGGGTGACTTATACCGAAAAGTTGGAATGGATCCTGGCGGCGGTTTGGGCCAATTATCGGCCAGACGAAGAGCCAGGCGGCTTCTTTATGTTGGAGGGCGAGATGCAGAGCTTGATTGTGGCGGCCTACGAGGCGCATCTACAAATTGATGGCGTGATCGCGAGCGAACAAAATGACGCGATTAGAAGATCGTCAGGAAAATAGATTGTGAATTTTTACTTATACCAATACACCCACAAGATAAGTGGCAAGTCGTATATCGGGACAACGATGAATTTAGAGCGACGCCAAAGGGAGCATACCAGAAGCGCAAGTTGTGCGCGAGCATTTAATAGGGCTGTGAATAAATATAGTATCGAGGCTTTTAGTTTTCGCGTGCTCGCTATTCTGGATAATGCGGGCGAGGCAGCGCGAACTGAACAGGCAGCCATCATGGCATTTGGAACTTTAGCACATAATGGGTACAACCTCAATGGGGGCGCGCCATTTACAAAATACCAAGGTCCAACTTCTGAAGAAACACGTGCTAAACAATCTGCTATAGCTATCGGTCGCGCGTCTCCAAATAAGGGTAAAAAGTTCTCACCAGAATATTGTCAGAAATTATCGGATTCACATAGAATAGAAGTGCTTTCGCCTAAATCTCGCAAAAACATGAGTGACGGTCAACGTAACAGTGAAAAGTGTCACCAAAAAATAGACAAACTTCATGCGGCATTTAGAGGTAAGAAACACACATCAGAACATTGCCAAAAAATATCTAGTGCCCTTAAGGGTAAGCCACGCTCTCCGGAAACTTGCCAAAAAATATCTGATGCTGCGAAACTACGCGAAGCTAAAAAAAGAGAAAATAAGGCTAATAAAAATATAACAGAGGCGATGTATGGCACTTGAAAATACGGGTGTTAATTTAGTAGCCCAAAACAGCCAAGCCTTTGAATCGGCTATGGCCAGAGCCAAAAACTCTGTACAGAACTTGACGGGCGCGGCCGGAACTGGCACCCCGAGCATAGCAGGTCTCAATATAGCAAGCGCTGCGGTGGCTGTCACAATTGGCAACCTTTTAGCGAGGGCGGTTGAAGCCGGCGCCTCTGCCATAGCAGACATTGCCAAGGAATCGGTACTATCCGCTGCGCGTCTTAACGAGGTCAGTACCGCGGCTGAATTTCTGGCTGAAGGCGCTGGCGCGACAAAATCACAAGTGGACTCGCTTATTTCCAGTGTAGTAAAAATGGGTGTGGAAGACCAGGCAGCAGCTGATGGTATAGCAGAATTCTCAAAAAATCAACTGGATCTTTCCAAAACTACAGCGCTTGCAACCGTGGCTCAAAATGCAAGCGTTCTGACCGGTCAAAGCGTTTCTGACACCTATTCGTCACTTATTTATGGCATTGAGACGGCCAACGCGCGCTACTTGAAAAGTGCTGGGATCATGGCGGATGTCACCGGTTATCAAAAACGGCTGGCCGATTCCCTCAAAATTACTGTCGCCGATCTTTCGGAGGAGCAGAAAATTTCCGCAACTTTGAACGCCGTTTTAGCTGCAGGCGTCAACATCCAGGGTCTTTACAACCAGGTCTCGGATACTGCCAGCGTTCGAATGAGAAATTTGAAAACCAGCGTGTCTGAACTGTTGGACAAACTTGGTCAGCCTTTCCAGCGAGTCTTTGATACAGGGCTCAAGGCTGTCTCCGACCTGGTAACAGGAGCCACGTCCGCTTTCGGTGAGGGAGGCGCACTCTACCCAGCGATCACGGCGTTAGGAAATAATCTGGATAGTCTTCTGGTGAATTTTCAAGATCTCGGTGCGTATGCTGCGCAAGCCGTTGGGAAGATGTCCGGCGATGTTGGGGGGAACATGACCACGTTGATCAATAATTCCTTCACGTGGGGGGCAAACCTGATTGACAATTTCGCCTCCGGCATGATCGAGGGTGCGGTAGCAGTGATCAATGCTTTAACTTACATCGGCAATATTATCTCAAGCATGTTAGAGACTCATAGTCCGCCAAAATTGCTGCCAAAGCTGGACCAGTGGGGCAAAGGCGCAATGGCCGAATATTTAAAGGGCTGGGGGAAGGCTGATTTCAGTGTCTTTACCGATATCGCCGGGACCATCGAAGCCGCTTTGAAAGCATCTTCCAAGGGCACCTCTGACACCGGCCTAATCCCCCGTATTTTGGGCGATCGATCGGCCATTGCTCAGGCGATTGAGCAGGTCCGTTCAGTCGGTCAAGTTACCAATCAGATCCTGGATCAACTCTACGCCAAGACTAAGATCACCGACAAATCTTTACAAGAATACTTAAAGACTACTTTGGAATTGTCAGTTGCTAACGACAAGGTCAAAGTCGCACAGGACGCACTGAACAATATTACCAAGAAATACGACGATCTTCTCAAGCCGCTTCAGGCAAAACTAGATACCAGTTCGGCTGCAGCAGACAATCTTGATGATCAGCGCAAAATGTCACAGCTCCAAATGGTCATGCTGGACGTGAATGCGACTGCAGCGGATAAAGAGCGAGCTCGCCTGGAGATTGAAAAGATTAAAGCCGGCATGCAGATCCGGACTTTGGAGCAAGCCAAAGCTGGGGAAACTAGTGTGGCACAAATCGCACTCGATTCAGCTCAGGCTGATCAGGTTGCAGCGCAAGCCAAAGCGGACGCAGCCAAAGCCCTGGTTGATGTTCATACTCAGGATAACGAGCTCCTGAAACAGCAGATATCCTTGCTTGATCGGCTGGCCAAGGCCGCCGAGGCAGCCGTCAAGGCTGGAGGCGGGGGCGGAGGTGGAGGTATTCCAGCAGCGAAGATTGGGGCTGGTGTGAGTTACGGTGCTTTGACTAATACCAAGAACCTGAGACCTGATCCCGCATTGACGAACACTCGTTTTGGTTTTCCTGAAGTAGCCTCAGAAAAAACGGGGCCATTTGATGGAATCAAGAATTCCATTGACGCTCTGACGCAGTCTCTCAAAAAACTTCAAACTGCCTGGAAGCCGGTAACGGATGCAACTAAGCCTTTCCTTGACTTGATCGGGAATAATCTGCAATCTATCATCATGTTTGGAACTGTCTTTGGAATCGCGGCCCTTGTGTTGGGGATAATAGTCGGTGTAGCTGCAGCTGCAGCCATTGCGGTGCTATCCCTGGCCAACCCGGTTGTTCTGGTAGGCGCACTGGCTGGTTTTCTGGTTATATCCATTGCGGGGGCCATTGCGATCGTCGCAACTTGGGGCGAAAAGATTGCCAGCTGGATCATGCAAACGGTCACGAACATTAGCGGCTGGGCAACTCAGACCAAGGGAAAGTTTGATGCTTGGAAATTGGAAACTGTAACCAAGTTCGAAGCCTGGAAAGAAGAGGTCAAGCTCAAGATTGATGCCTGGGCGACTGCTGTTGAAACTTCCTTCACGACTTGGGCCACGGGTGTCGGTACAACAATCTCAACTTGGGTGACTACAGCCACCACAAGTTTCACAGGCTGGATTACTACTATTGAGACTGATATTTCCGGATGGGCGACCGCCGTCGGAGCTTCCTTCACTGGTTGGTCAACAAGTGTTGGCCTGACGATATCGACCTGGGTGACCAGTGCCAGCACGGCGATCACAGGCTGGATAACGACTACTGGCGATGCAATCAGTGCCTGGGCAACGGCTGCCTACGATAGCGCCGTCTCTTGGGCCGAGAATATCGTTCAGGGGTTGAAGGATGGCCTGGCCGCCAAATGGGACAGTTTCAAAAAGTATTTCTCTGGCCTGGTAGCTGACATGCCTGATTGGGTCAAGAAGCTCCTGGGCATTTCCTCACCGTCCAAAGTGTTTGCCGAGATCGGCGCCAATATGATGGCCGGTTGGGCCAAGGGCTTGATTGATAATGCCCATCTTGTTAAGAACGCCGCGCAGATTTCCCTTGGTGGGATAGTCAATGGGGTAGGAGGCGCGGGAACGGTCAGCCACATGAGCAGCAGCTATCACTATAACCCGGTGTACCAGTTGACCATGCAAACGGTGCAACAGCCACGATCGGTACAAAGCTCATTCGAAATGATGCAAATATTGGGCGGAGGCTAAATGCTAAAAAGCTATTACGACGTTCCCGATGTCCTGACCGGTTACCCGCTGGGCGACTTTTTCTCGGTGGTGATGCCCGAAGGTACAGACAACATCATCACCAACCCGTCCTTCGAGATCGATACGACCGGTTACACGGCGTTTGCCTCAGCGATTGCACGCGTGGCAACCTGGCAGCGGAGAGGGGCGTATGGGTTGCAGATCACGCCCAACGCCGGAGTTGAGTCTGGTGTGCAATTCGACTCGGTTCCTCTGATAGTTGGGCAGTGGTATTCCTTCGCGATTGATTTCCAAGGAGATGCTGGGAAAACATATAATCTGTACGCCTATTCACACACCGACGCCAGCACCTTTGGTCTAAAAAGTTTCAAGGCTACCGGTTTCAAGCAGCGCGTTTGGACCAATTGGTATGAAACTACGTCAGTCATTCGCTATCTATACCTGACACGCAGCGCTTACGCAGATGTGTCGCCCTTCTACACGGACGGCTGGCAGTGCGAGAACAAAGATCATCCAACAACCTATTGCGATGGGGACTTGGTTGGATTTACGGTTGGAGTAAAGGATTATGGATGGTACGGATCGCCGCACGCCTCCGTCAGTTGGCGCAGCGCCCGCACCGCAAGCGGAGGGAAAATGGTCAAACTGCGTGATCTCGGTTTTATCCTGATGGCGATCTTTGGCTTGGGTATGGGCCAGGTCAATAATATAGCGCTGCCATCATCGTCGGGCGGCGGTTTTTACCAGGACACGATCCTGGATGAGCGCCAATTTACCCTGCTGGGCTCGATCCAGGGAACCTCATTCCCGGATTTGCAGCGCGTGCGTCGGGACCTGATCAATGCCCTCAAGCCGGACCGCGCCTATCCCAAACAGCCGCTCTTGCTGCAATACCAGGCAGTTGACGACTGTGGCAATGAAGCCAGCGAGCCGTTGAATATTCCCTGTAACTATCAGGAGGGTCTGAAAGGCCAGGTCGATAATAATTTCCAGGAGCGCCTGGGCTTGCAGTTCCAGATGTTCCTGCCACTCGTGCGCGGGGAGGGGAACGAAAGCGCATTGCTGGGATACCAAGCCAGCGTAACCGATGCTGATTATGTCATCATGCGCACTAAAAACGGCGTCTGGCAGAAAGTTATAACCGGAGCCAGCGATAAAGTACTGGCCATAGCGATTGGCCCGGATGGGAAAATATACGCGGGCGGGTTATTCAGCCCCTATATTTACGTGTACGATCCGCTGACCGGGGTGGTGACTACGCTGGCCGGAGGCATGGACGGGCCGGTCTACTCATTGGCTTTCGACGCAGCGGACAAATTATATGTGGGTGGCCTATTTGCTCACGCTGGCGCTGTGGCAGCAGCCAATATCGCCATGTGGGACGGGGCCTGGCACGCGCTGGGCGCTGGCTTGAATAGTTATGTGTTTGCAATCGCTCCCTCCCCGACTGGGCTGATTTATATTGGGGGTGATTTTCACGGGGGCGGCGGACCTGGAGATTATATTGTCTCCTGGAACGGAGCAGCTTTTGCTGGCCTGTTCGGCGGTGGTACAAATGGTATTGTGCGCGCATTGGCCTGGGGTCCAGGGAATAAGTTGTATGTGGGTGGAAACTTTACCCTGGCCGGTGTTGTTGTTGGCTATATTGCCATGTACAACGGCTCCTGGCACGCCATGAATGTAGGAACCAATGCAGCGGTATATGCCATTGTTGTGGGGCCGGATGGTTTGGTCTACACCGCTGGAGCGTTTTCGCAGGCTGGCAGCCCGGCGGTAACAGTTAACTATATCGCCAAATGGAACCAGGTGTACTGGTCGGACCTGGGCGGTGGAGCGCCAGGCGGAACTATTTACCACCTGGCCTTTGGACCGGACAAACTTTTGTTGGCTTCCGGTATCATTACTACGATTGGCGGTGTAACGGTCGTCAGTAATTCGGCGGTGTGGAACTATTCGTCCTGGTCGTCGATTGACATAGCCCTACCCGCAAATCCGATCATTAACGCAATGATCTACGATAGCGCCGGCAATCTATATATCGGTTTCTCGGTGGCTGGTACCAGCACCGCTTCAGTCGTAACCACCGTGACCAACCACGGCTCCGCTGAAGCAAGACCTGCGGTCGTGATCACCGGACCGGGGGGGGTCTACCAACTCAAGAGCATCACAACCGGCAAGACGATCTCTTTTAACTTAACACTCCTGGCCGGAGAAAAAGTCATACTGGACACGGAGAAAAATACATTTATCTCCAACTTCCGGGGCGATCTGCGTTATACGATCCTGCCCGGGTCAGCTGAAGATTTCACCCTTGAGTCGGGAACAAACCTGATTTCGCTCTTTATCGGCGGGACGGTTGACGCCAACACGGCTGCGACCATGACCTGGATCGATCAATTCCAGGGCATCGATGAGGCGGTGCGATGAGTCTGTTCGTGCGCTACCGAGACCCAACGGGAACACCGGAGATGGCCACCTTCCGAGAATTCGTGCGCGTCGAGTGGAGCCGCAAGGAAAACGAGGTCGGCGTGCTGGATATAGATCTGCCGCCGATCTACGATCTATCTCTATTCAAACTCGATGGGCGTCTGGAAATCTGGCGTGAGGTGGCCGGACGTCTTTTCCTGGAAGGGGAGACGATATTTCTCTTGCGAGACTGGCAACACTCTACCCAAAGCGGGCAGAAAACCTTGCACCTGAAGGGTTTCGACGCCAACTATTTGCTGGGCTACGATGGCGTAGGGCGGATCGTGCCCTACAACGATCTGGCCTATGTCGAAAAGGTTGACTACTGCGACGATATGATGAAAGCCATCGTGCGCGAGAATATGGGTAGCCTGGCGCTCGATACGGCGCGTGATCTGTCAACGTATCTATCCGTTCAGGTTGACCGACATCTGGCGGCGTCATCTCACAAGGCCTTCGCTCAACGTGATTTGCTGGGTATATTCCAGGAACTGGCCACCGAAAGCTTCCAGCGTGGCACCTATCTGGCATTTGATATTGTCTACACTGGGGCAGCCATGCTGGAGTTCCGCACTTACGCCGGCCAGCGAGGCAATGACCACCGGCGCACAGCCGATAAACCGGTAATCATCAACACGGCCAGCAAAAGCCTCGAGGATCCGGTACTTGATTTCGACCACAGCCAGGAGGTTAGCTACGTGTATGCCGGCGGACAGGGCACTGAAGCCCTACGCCCTATCTATCCCCTGGGCGACGCCAACCGCATTGGAATGTCTCCCTTTGCCCGCCGTGAGCAGTTTGTAGATGCCAGCCAGACTCAGGACGCCGATCAGTTGGAGAGTGAAGCACGCACGGCCCTGCAGGCTGGACGCCCCAAGAAAGTTTTGACCGGGCGCATCGTGGACACCGACCAACTGCTCTATGGCTTGCATTACGGCTTTGGCGATGTGGTGGTGGCTGAATACGACGGAAATTCTTTCGACGCCCATCTGGATACGATCCATGGCGTGTACGAGAATGGGGTAGTGACGATGGATAACCGCATCCGAGGCGAGCTATGACCGATCCACTGACTGGCATTATGCGACGGCTGAAACTCATTGAGGATTATCTCTGGAAGAAAAAGACCTTTCCAACTGGAGCAGGAGGCGGAACAGGCGATGTGGTTGGTCCAGCAAGTGCAGTCGACGGCGATTTTGCCGTATTCAATGGCGCAACAGGCAAACTCATCAAGGATGGGAACGTCCATCTGTGGCTCGATCACCTGTACAACCTATTCATCGGCAATGGCGCAGGCGCGGTCAATGACTCCTCTGGATACACTATTTATGGCAAGAAAAATGTTTCGCTTGGCTATCACACGCTGAACAGAAACACCACGGGCTATCACAATACTGCCATAGGGTGTGAGACGTTAGACTTAAACACAGTTGGTTTTTCAAACACAGCCGTTGGCAATGGCGTATTACTTGGCAATGTAAATGGCTATGAAAACACAGCGATTGGCGAGCGGAGTATGGAATCGAATGTGGATGGATACGCCAATGTAGCCATTGGTGACGGTTCTCTCGCCGCTAATTCGCACGCGGTAGGAAATGTGGCAATTGGAGAAGGGGCACTAGGCAGTGGTATTACTGGAGTAGATAATACCGCTCTCGGATATGCTGCTGGTCTACTGGCAACTGGTCTACGAAATGTGTTTATTGGTAAAGAAGCCGGCAAAAACGAGACTGGTAACGACAAACTCTACATAGCCAATTCCAGCACTGCCACCCCGCTTATTGGCGGCGATTTCTCCACTGCCGTTCTAACGATAAACGGTGAGCTAGACGTTGACGGAGATCTGGTAATCAAGACGGCCGGCGACGGTATTAAGATCAAAACGGGCGCCAATGCCACGGCAGGTGTGGCTACACTGGTGGCCGGAACTGTGGTGGTGAGCACTACCAAGGTTACAGCCAACTCTATTATTATACTGACGCCGCAGATCCTGGGAACCATTACCAGGCCGGTGGCAGTGGGAGTTACCGCGAGAACGGCGGGCACATCATTCACGATCACGTCTCAGGATGTGACAGACACGTCAATCATCGGCTGGGTGATTGTGGAGCCGGCATAGGATAAACCATGACGATTAAGACGCAACCGCAACCACATTTTATAGTGAGCACAGAAGGCGAACGCAATACTGGCTGGCCTGACGGCTCACGGGTCTATTGCATAGACACAGCGCAGAGTTACATCCTGATATCGGGGGTGTTCGAACTGGTTGGACCGGGTGGAACATCATCAATTGCGCTGGACGATCTTACGGATGTGGTTATAGCATCTCCGGTCAACAACGAAGTAGTCATGTACAGCAGCGGAGCAGGACATTGGATCAATGCAGCCGCGCCTGGTGGAGCTGGCGGGATGGATGTTCTTATGGGACAGGTATTCAGTTAGGAGCAGATCATGGCAACCTATGCAGTAAAGGGCTTAAGTGGATCTACAAACGGTAAGCAGATCAAATTGACCACAGTGGCCACTCCTGGGGATTTGATTCATACTGCCGTAGCGGGAACTTCGGATTGGGATGAGATATATATCTACTGTTACAACTCTGGTGTATCCGCTGTGGAGTTGACAGTTGAATGGGGTGAGCACACTGCTCCGGATGGAAACATAAAGTGCACAGTACCAGCCAAGAGCGGCTTACAGCTAGTTGTACCCGGGCTTAAACTGCAAAACAGCATGGATGTAAATGCCTTTGCTGGAAGCGCGAATGTGCTTATGCTTAGTGGATGGGTGAACAGGATCACAGCATGAACCATGCTCTGAGAGGTAGGACAAGATATCCCGGAATGGTCAATCCGCTACTGACGGGTATTATCTCGCCTGCGGATGTGCCTGGATGCCAATTGTGGTATTCCGCCGATTCATTAGCGTTAGCCAACAACGATCCCATTGGCAGCATTACCGACAAAAGCAGCCATGCCAACAATGGATCTTCCTCGGGTGCCGCAAGACCGACATTCAAAACCGGGATAGTCAACGGGCTACCCGTCATGCGCTTTGCTGGAGCACAGTATCTGGCGTTTACTGACATCGTAAAGGCTCACGCCACCTGGTTTGTGTTGTGGAACCGGACCATAGCCACCAACAACGATTTTGTCCTGGGAAATGTAGACAATTATTATTACTTGCAATACGACACCGCCTGGTATGTGGCTGGCGGCGCGAATATCACCGTCGCCCATCCAGCCACGACGTTTTATCTGAAATGCGCCAAATACGACGGCGCAAACTATGGCAGGTACACAAACGGTGTGGCCGAGGCCCCACAAGTTGGCTCCGGTGGCATTGACATTGCCGCATTGGGAACAATTAACTATGTGATGTACGGGGATGTGGCCGAGTTTATCATCTACGACAGCGCATTATCCGACGTAGATCGACAAAAGGTCGAAGCCTATCTTAACAACAAATATGCACTGTGGTAGCCGTCATTTCTTCTTCTTGGCTTCCTGGTCTACCCGGGCCGCATAGCGGCGCAGCTGCAAGGCCAGGTCACGAGCCGCGTTGGGGGACAGGCTGATGTTTTTGATCAGTGTACCAAAATCAACGATGACACGATCTTTGTAAAATCCAACTTTGAGCTGGAGAGGAACCTGGGGGACAACGGGGATTTCGTCTGACATGGTTTAATCCTTTCGTGGGGCAGGGGAGTTACTTGTAAACCTCCCGGTGAGCTGCCTTTAGATCATCGGGAAATATTTTTGCATAGATACGGGTAGACGCTGGATCATGAGCGGCTATTTAGTGGGGGGTCGATTTTCCTAATCATGAGATTTTCACAACGCCGAATATCAACACGATCTAGGCAAAATCCCATACTTGCAAACTCGTCTTTTAGTATAATTCTACAATCATCAAGAGTATACAATTCGATAATCCAATCCAAAGATGCAGGCAAGTTTTCTATAACTTCTCTACCAGCTGGACTATTCCCGAAATGCTTACCCTCATAATTCGTGCCTATATGGGAACTCCAGTTGTCAAACCATCTGTTCCAGACGCCTCTCTTTGATATGCCAATATAAAGAATATTTTCAGCATTCTTGAGTACATAGAGTTCGGCATCAATATCGTCGAATTTCCCAGACATGAAATCTTTGAATTTTAGGGTAATCATATAATCCTTAACCAGAAAGCCGCTATCTACGTTTTGCCAATTCTTGCTGAGGGAATCGGGTCTACCGTAAATAGCGGCTCTCTGGTGGCAAATAAAAAGACCCTTGATTCCCTCAGCACCTGTATTATACCACAGTAGGAGAGTGGTTCCATTTTTCTAATTCAGACAATAAACGTGTGCTTTTGATAAGTATTCTTATCACAAACTCTATTACGTCTCTCAATTTCTCCAAAAATGGCATAAAAGATGCGATGATACCGGCTGCGTCCGTTTTCCGCTTTCGACGCCGAAAGCTGCCCGTACCATTCAAACAGGTCCTGCAGCTCCTGGTCGGTGCGCTCGGTTAGGTGAGCGGTGAAGTCTTTTTGCAAACCACTCACCCACTACTTAGCTATACGCACATCTGGCGGTTCTGGTAATGGCATCCAGTGAGTAACTGCGTCTACTATCTCGATCAGGTTGGGAAGATGGTAAAAGGTGCGGTCAAGATACCATTTCAAATCATTAGGATGCAAGGACGATACCCATGCCGACGCTATAGCCAGCGATGGGTAGCCCCCAAACTCATGGCACGTAACAAGCATGGGTTTTGTAAAGCCGCCTGGTTCAAACGGAGGCATAACTGATACTGGTATCCAGCTACGCTTGACCTTCAGTTGATCAATCTCGACGCGCGCGACGGCAAGGTCAACATACAGGCGCATATTATCGGCTATCATGTTATCAATTGCATTCGTTAGATCGCTCATAATTCCTCCTGATAAACTCCAATCGCCGATCGACTTCTTCCGGGCTCATCCACGCCTGGCGGGGCTTGCGCTGGCCAGGGCAGCGGTGGGCGATCCTCTAAACGGTGAACAAATAAAACAACGCTTCCGCCTTGGATGGTTGCTTATAAAGTATTGACCACACTCGCATAGGCTCGCCTTGATGACTTGTGCCCCATCTGGTATCTCGCCCTCCATAGCAACAACTTGAGCCATTTCAGGAAGGTTAAGTTTGTGTCGTATCTTTTTGCCGGGGTTGTACCCCATCGCGAGCAAGCGGGCCATTGCCTTGTTAATACCGTATGGCTCAGCTGCTTTTTGCCAGCTTTGCGTGGTTTCGTGGATTTCTCGGATTTCGCAAGACAGTTGCTCTAAAGCTCGCATAGCGTTTCCTGATGTGCCCGTAAATTCCATTTACTGTACGCCAGAATAGAAGTTGTCAACCTGATAATCCGTTAGAGACCTGATCCAATCAATCTGATCCTGAGACAGATTGAACCATTCGTATTTCACGCGCTCTTTAGAGAATTTCTCGTGCATATAAAGTTCTGCCTTTATATAGTTCGCACTAGCAAAGTGATGGACTAGTTCAGTCTTATACGGGATGTCTCTATTCAACATTGTTAGGCGGTTTTGGACATTCCGAGCGCGACCTATTTTGTATAGGCCGTTTTCTGCAATCATCAAATATACAAATCCGGGCCGCTTTTCTCCTACGATGGATTTGCTGTCATATCCACATTTTAGTCTCTCTTGTTCCAACCGTTTGGTATCTTTTCTATTTTCTTCTCTGGCCAGTCTGTCTTTATTAGCCCGTTCTAGCTCTGCCTCTATTATCGGGTTTATTGGCTTTTCTTCTTCTTCGATTTCTTCTTCGGTATCAACCTCGTTCAACTTGCCATCAATATACTCTTCAATTTCTTCGGTATCTGGTGCGCTAAATTCGTGTTCGCAAAACGGGCAGACAAGTTCATCCATTAAATCAACAAAATAAGGATAATAGGATTGGCAATTATCGCACCGGAGAACTTTTCCACCCATGTATTCAAATTCTTCTAAGAGATAATCCTCGAGGGCAGCCATCTTTTCTAGTCCATCGTTGAAGTTTCCTATACCTCTTACAAGTTCGGCTTCGGTGTAAACTGTGTAATAGCTTTTATCTTCCATATTTTCCTCAACCAAAAAACCGTCATCCTGCGCCTTTCCGATTCCTTGCTGAGGGGAAGCGATATAACGCAAAATGACGGTTCTTTGTTCGGAAAATAAAATACCGCTTTCACCCTCAGCATCCCAATTATACCCCATTTTCGAGTTCAATCCCAATCTCCCTCGCAAACCTTGACCGGCTGTCTGCCGTCAGCCACAGCGCCGGGTCATTGCCGTGCGCCGGTATTGCATACCCCTTCCGGCACAGCTCACCGGTCAACGCCTGGGCAAAGTCACGCTGGCCGGGGGTGTCTGAATAGTTGCCGATCTTCTCGCAGCGGGTGTAGGAACTCCGCTCCAGGAACTCCATGATGAAGCCATAGGGCAATACCGCCTCGCTCGTGATCAGCACATCCTCCCGCCCAGCAGGCGTAACGACGTGCCCAACCCTCAGCGAATGTTCCCATTTCGGTATCACGGCCAACGCCTCGGGCGACAAAAAGCGCACCTTATCGGCGGCCACGCTTGTTGGCGTGATACTGTCCGAGTAGCGCCGCTCCCTGTGCTGGTGCTCGATCACGAGAAGCATCCATTCAATCGACAGAAACATAGCCGACACTGCGCTGCCCATGAAGAGCAGCCCCGGGAAGACCATCCAGCCCTGGCCAGGGTAGTAGACCATCAGCGCCAGGCAGACACACGCGAGAAGGGTCATGAAAATCGTCGCAAACCGCTTAGGTTCATACATACCCACCTCCCCACTACCTTTTTATGTCCTTGCGTGCGATTCGGGCACGTTCGCACGCTTCCACATGAATCAATTCCGGTTGCATCTCGATAGCAATAGCCAGAGCCTCTGAAATGGCATAGGGTATCCTTGCGCGCTCTGCATCCGCCGTGCTGGATAGGTGCTCTTTGTAGGACCTCACTCGAACGTGAGATATGTCGGGAAAATGCCCCCAAAGGTAATAGGGATTGCAAACATAAGACGGCTTGCCCAAAACTGGTTTGAAATATTTAATTGCGCCCTTTACGTTTTCGATCACCCAATATATTGGATGCACTGCTTTTATGAATTTATAACAAGCTGTCACTATTGATAAATCTGGTATCACTCCTGTTTTGCTCCAGGGCATAAACTCACGTGCAAATTCCGTGCATGGAGGCGAACACCAAACAAGATCGGGCTGCCTGCCGTTCCAAATAAAATGTTGAATATCTTCGCAAATATCGGGATTAAAGCTTGGGTTATAGTCTAAAGTCACAACGCGCCACCCGCGCTCTTTCATGGCTGCACTTGCGCCCCCCAGACCTGAACAAATATCAAGCATCAGTTTCATCGTGTTCCTCGCAATATTCGCTCCAATGTTTCTCCATCTCGCTACGCCAGGCTGCATCGAACTCGCGCCAGTACGCGCACTCGCGCTCGAACTCGCCCTGGAAGGGCAAACTCAGTAGCCAGGTGATGAAGCGCTGCCAGAGGGTCATGGCTGAACCTCAAACATTGGCAGCCCGCTCATGTCTGTACCATCTTGCGCCGCGCCGTTCTGCCATGCGTCCAGCGCATCCAGGCTCAAGCGTGACCGTGCCTGATCGTGTAGGTAGGGGTAACTCAGGTCAAGGCCGACTGCGTTGCGCCCCAGGCTGCGGGCTACCATCAGGGTTGTGCCACTGCCAGCGAAGGGGTCTAAAACGGTAGATGCAATCGGTTGGGCGTCGTGGGTGCAGGTGGGTTGCCAGCCGAGGGTATCTTGAATTTTAGTTAATCCTGGAATATGGCCGCCAGCCGTCAATCCGCTCGACTTTGTTTGGTCTTGCATTAGGTCTTTACCTTCAGCAGTCCTTTTATTTCCGCCATTGTTATTTCGTTCATATCGCGCATCAGATACCACCCTCGCCCACTGCTTTCCGCACACTGGGCAGCAGCCCCGCTCGCTCGTGCCCGCCTTGATGCACGGCTCGACCAGCGCAGGCGGGTAAGTGGCAAAGTGAGCGCCTGAGTAGGGCGCGGTTGCGATAGTCCAAACGGTGCGGCGATTGCGACCGGCGGTGGGAGAACAATCTTTTATCCAAGTATTGGGGGCTGCCTCATTTTGACCATCTAATCTATCGGTTCGATTAACTGATGTTTGTCCTTGCGGGTGAGTTTTCCAAAATGGACTATTTGTATCGCTTGGCTCTCTTACCGCCTCCTGGTCGTAGTAATACCGCTCCTGCTTTGCCAGCAAAAATAGGTACTCGTGCGCCTTGGTCGGCCTGTCCGTGACACTCTCCGGCATGGGGTTGGGCTTGTGCCAGATGATGTCAGACCTCAGATACCAACCGTCAGCCTGGAGCGCAAAGGCCACACGCCAGGGGATACCGCACAGGTCTTTCTCTTTCAAACCGTCGCTCATGCGATCGACGCGGTTATCTCTGCTTCCGTTTCCAATAATGTTACGTCTACCACTTGCCCACGCACTCGCGTAACTATCCCCCAAATTCAGCCACAACGTCCCATCATCCCGCAGCACCCGCCAAACCTCCCTGAACACGGCGACCATCTTAGCCACGTACTCCGCCGGCGTTTGCTCAAGCCCAAGCTGGCCGTCAATGCCATAATCACGGAGGCCCCAGTAGGGAGGCGAGGTCACGCAACAGTGAACCGATTGATCGGCCAGGGGGGACATGCAGGGCATCAGAATTAACAAGTAATAAGCTCATAAAATCTATATCGGCTGCAGTTGGCCGTTCTCATGGATGCTC